TTCAAGGACCGAGTGGCGGCAACCTTCCAGAACCAGATTGCCGCAGCTCGGACGAAGTGGGCCGAGGGGCGGAAGGCGTCGGAGAGCAAACAGCAGGAGGTTCGCGAGGAAGCCCGGGTTGTGATCGACCCGGTCAAGGAGAAGATCAACGAAAGCAAGGACCTCGCCGGGCAGATCGTCGTCCCCGTCCTGAGCGGCATACAGGACACCGTCGATCCGATCGTCCAGGCATCGGGACGCGAGAAGGCCAAGGGCAAGTCCCGGCCACTGGTGACATCCTTCGGCTGGTCGATGATCCTGGCGTGGGCCGTCAACCCCATCATGCTGATGGAGGCGATGTACGACAGGGCTCTCGGCTCGAAGGCACCCCGCGACTGGGGGCTGCTGATGGGCCCCGGCCGCTGGTTCCGGGACACCATCGTCATGGCCTGGGAGACCGGACAGAAGGCCAGCTTCACCTGGGCGGTCGTCATCGGCCTCCTCCCGATGGTCATCGGTACCTGCAAGAACGTCGCACAGAGCAACCCGGAAGGCGCGCTCTACAACTCGATGAGGTTCCTGGACCGGGCAGTCGGCACGGTCTGGGGGGTCATCCGCTGGGCCCTCTGCCTTGTTCTGCCCTTCCTGCGGGGGAGCATTCCGCAGAAGTCGCAGAACGAGAGCCCGGTGAAGTGGCTCACCCGCCTCTCCTACGCCACCCCGCTGTTCTACCTGCTCGGCCTGTCCTACCCCGGCGCGACCCAGTGGCTGTTCGGGGTGACCTGGACTCTCCAGTGGTGGCAGGTGGGGGTCATGGCCCTGACCTGCTTCTCCTACTACGGAGTCATGTGGGCCCTCGACCGCATGGAAGACGGCAAGGGCTTCGACATGACCCACGTGATCATCATGATGCCCCTGGCGAGCATGATCTCGGGCTACGCCCTGAACGGCATGGACGCCGCCATGTGACGGCGGACCTTCCGCAAGGCCGTGACACCGCCGAAGCCATCGGCGAGACGGTGCCGGATCGAATCCGGCCGGAAGGACTCAGAGCACCACCAGCCTGACGGAAAGCGAGAAGAGACGTGAACAACGACAACAACGGCATGCCGGTTCTGATCCCGTCGCGTCCCGGCGGCAACTGAGAGAAGGGAACCATCGAGATGAACATCGCGGCAGCGCAGACCGCCATCGAGACCGGCGCGACACTGCCCACCACCTCCTGGGTCGGGAACATCACGTTCTTCGGCCTCGGCTTCACCATCCTGCTCCTGTCGTTCCTGTCCCAGCCCAAGGCGGCCTCCGCCGACGGCAAGAAGCCTGCTCGAAATGGTCGCCTCTTCTGGAGCCCGGTCGTCATCGGCCTTGGTAACCGATTCATCGGTGAGCCGTCCGTCCGGCTCAAGAAGAAGGTCATCGGCAAGGCGAACAAGGACGCCTCGGGACAGGTGATCATCGAGGACCCGGAGCCGTTCGACTGGATGAGCCTGCTGAGCTTCTTCATCGGGTTCATCGGCATGACGTCGATCCTGATGACCAGCAACGGAGACATCACTGTCGTCCTGGACTTCCTGTGGTCCGGGGTCTTCCTGATCATCGGCTTCCCGGGCATCTCCGACATGGGGGCCGGTGCCATCGCTCTGATCCTCCTGTTCTTGGCGATGGCCAAGCAGGGCGACAGCAAGAAGGACCTGGTCTTCGGCATCGTGTGTGCCGTGTTCTTCTCCGTCGCGGGTGGCGGTTTCGCCAGCCTGTCGAACACCATCAGCAATTGGATCCCGACGCTGTTCGGTTGATCCTCGCCACAAAGGGGCGGCCTCTCCGGAGGTCGCCCCTTTTGCTTGTCCTACTGGCCTAGGCCGTGCTAGTTTCGAGGTACGGAAGGAGGAGAAATGAGACGACGATCGAACGGGGTTTTTCTCTTCGGATTCGGTGCAGTGTTCGTGGTTCAGATGGTCACTGGATTCGTTCCCGGAGTCCCGTCCATTGCTGCTCCTTCGACACCTGCCGAAGCCAAGGAAGTTTCGAAGGAGTTCAAGGTGCCGAAAGGTGCGGTGAAGCCCGCACTGATCAGCGCCGACAAGCCCGTCCGCAAGGGGTCCATCCCCAACAAGCGCTTCGAGGACCTGATCAACGTCTGGGGTAGGCAGTGTGAAACTCTCAGCCCTGCCATCCTCGCAGCGCAGATGTACCAGGAAAGCGGATTCCGGACGAGCAGGGACACCGTGTCCAGCGCCAACGCACAGGGCTTCGCGCAGTTCATACCTTCCACCTGGAAGGTGCACGGGAAGGATGGCGACGGAGACGGAAAAGCTGACGTCTGGAACCCCGAGGACGCCATTCCGTCCGCCGCCATGTACGACTGCTACCTCGCGCGGATCGTACGAAATGAGCCCGGCGACGACGTCGGAAACATGCTCGCTTCGTACAACGCCGGAGCGGGCCGGGTGAAGGAACACGATGGCGTTCCTCCGCCGACTTTCGCCCGAGGCGAGACCTACAACTACGTGAAGAACATCAAGGCGATGGCGAAGGAGAAGTTCTCGTGAAGCGACGGACGTTCCTCGTCGTCCCGGCCGGGGTTCTGATCAGTGGGTGCAGCGCACTTCACGCAGCCCCGATCTCGAACTCCACGAACAACCCGAACCCGAACATCAAGAAGATCAACTTCTACTCGGACGGCTATCAGCCCACCGAGGAAGACGAAAAGGCGCAGCCCGAAAAGGTCCGGATGGACAAGCCGGTGAAAACTCGCAGGTGGGTCCAGCCGGTCGACGCACCCATTGGCACCCCTTACCGGCAAGCCGGATCGTCATGGTCCAGCGGCTACCACACCGGCACCGACTTCGCCGCACCGAACGGAACCCCGATCCGGGCTGTCGGTGCGGGCGTCGTCATCTACGCCGGAGCGGCCGGACAGTACGGCAATCAGGTCGTCATCCAGCACGACCACGGCACGTTCAGTCAGTACGCACACCTGAGCAAGGTTCAGGTCAAACGCTGGCAGGCAGTCGATGCAGGGCACGTCATCGGCCGCGTCGGATCCACCGGCAACAGCTCCGGCCCGCACCTCCACTTCGAGATGCGCAACGGCCCCGCCTACGGGTCCGACATGGACCCCGTGAAGTTCCTCAGGAACAAAGGCGTCAGCCTCTAACAGACATGCACGGAAAGGAGGAAAAACGTGAAGAGGCGAAACGTGGGCCTCACTGTCGCTGCGACAGTTCTCTCGATCGGCCTCACCGGCTGCGCCAGTGACCCGCAGGAGGGTGGAGAGGGATTCAGCGTGGCGGACACCCTGCGCTCTCTCGGCAACCCCGGTGACGAAGTGCAGCGGCATGCCGACCAGACCTCCAAGAAGGCCGAGGAGGACAAGGCGTCCGCCGACGCTGCGGAGAAGGCCGAAAAGAACAAGAAGGCCGCGTCCCGCGAGGACCCGGTAGTAACCCGCAACGACAGGGCCGTGAAGGAGGCACCGTCCGGAGTGCCCGCCTTCGTCACTGCCACCAACTGGGCACAGACCAAGCTCGGTCACAAGTACGTCTGGGGCGGTGAGTCGGACGAGGAGGGTGGCTTCGACTGTTCGGGGCTCATGCAGGCCGCCTGGGCCGAGGCCGGGGTCAAGCTGCCCCGCGTGGCGCACGCCCAGTACTACGCCTCCAAGGTTCACCCGAAGCGCAGTCAGCTCAATCCCGGGGACCTCGTTTTCTACAAGAACTCCTCGGGCGAGATCTACCACGTCGGGCTGTATGTGGGCCTCGACGAGAAGGGGCGTCAGACGATGCTGCACGCCCCCAACCGCAACCGGGTCATCCAGTTCGACCCGATCGACTACATGAACGGCTACTTCGGAGCAACGAGGGTGGGAGAAGAGTGATGAACACGTACCTCGCACACGTGCAGGTGAGGGAACCCGGCCACGCCGACCTCGTCGAATTTGACACGGTCGTGGTCACCGAGTCCGCTGAGGACTCGGAGCTGCGCAAGGCGGCGGAGCGGGTCTGGTCGGACGAGGTGCAGGAGGGCTGCCGGGTCCACGTGGATCTGCTGGACCTGGCGACCGGTAAGGCGCTGGTCTCCACCGGGGATCAGGTGATGACGGCATGAGTACCCAGATCGACTTCGGACAGGACTACGCCCGCTTCGTCATCGCCGATTTCCTGGAATGGCTCCAGGGGAAGGGCGGGGTCGAAGGGCGCAAGGGTGTCTACCACTTGACCCGTCACGTCCCGGGCGGCACTCCCGACACCGAGACCCCCGACGACCAGGAGAACCTCGACCTCGTCGAGGCGTTCCTCACGGAGATGGATTCCGTGCCCGAGTGAGGGGGGCCGTCGCATGATGGGTCGGACGCATGCCGCGATCGGAGCGGCAACCCCTCTTTCTCTTCTACTGACCGGAGGGGCGACGGCGCAGGAGGTGGCGGTCATGGCTGTCGTCTCAGCGGCGTTCTCTCTGCTCCCGGACCTCGACCACCAGGACTCGATCGCCAGCAGGGCGCTCGGAGGCTGGTCACACCAGGTGGCTCAGAGCGCAAGCAAACTGGCTCTGCGTCTCGCGTCCACCACCCGGGATGTCCGGACTCGACGACACCGAGCCATGCGGGGAATCTCGCCGACTCACCGGACGTTCACGCACACGCTTCTGGCATCTTTTCTCCTCACGAGTTTCGTGCTTTTGGGGGCCGCTTCCAGTCAGATTTTTGTCGGGGTTCTGTCTGGCGCGGGGGTGCTGCTGCTCCGTCCGGTTCTTCGGCTTCCGTGGCTGCTTACCGGGGTCCTTTCGGTCACCCTCGGCGTCGGAGCCTATCTGTGGTTTCCCCCGGTTCTCCTGGTTCTTGCCGCAGGTGGGGGCTACGTGGGAAGCATCCTCGCGGACGGGTGTACGAAGCAGGGCGTCCCCCTGTTCTGGCCGATGACGCCCGGTGGTGGTGGGTGGCGGGCGCGAGGCGAGTGTGGCTGTCGGGGTGGCGGTGGTGATGAACGGCATCTTGGCGGTTCTCGCCATCTGAGGGAGTCCGACTTCGGTCGGACTCCCTTTTTGGTGACATTGACTGAGAGTTCCTGCACAATGAGGAACGGAAGTGGAGGGGAAAGGTGATGCGGCTGACATGAACTACGAGAAGGATGCCTACTACAGCGAGGCACCGACGCGCCGTCTCCCGGTGGACCCGAAGACTCGGATCTACGGCGAGCCGGAACGCCCGACCCGCGTGTACCCCGAGGCCCCCACCAGGCGCTTTACCGAGCCCGCACAGCCTGCTGCTCCCGCTCGGGCTCCCCGTTCGTCCGGATCGTCCGGCACCAACAGCCCTGCCGCTTTCGTGCAGGCCACCGGGGAGATGTACGACCTCGTCCGACGCATTCAGGACGATGTCTCCCTGGCGCAGCCCGTGGAGGAGGAGCTGGGGGAGGTCTACGAGCGGACCCACGTCGTGCACGACAAGAACCTTCTGCTCGGCATGCGACTGACGGCGGGTGTGGGCGGCGTGACTTGCTGGCTGACCCAGTTCCACCTCGGATGCCTGGTCATCACAGCGGTCGCCGTGCTGTTCTGGATCTACAACGAGACCGGAGTGGAGTACCTGAAGAAGAGCAGGTAAACCTCGGAAACGGGTTGATGTATTACAACGTCACACGTAGTCTGGATTCAGTACCGGAGAGGAGGAAAAAAATGGGTGAACCACTCTCGGAACTGATCCCCCTGAGGGTCACCAAAACGATGCGCCTGAAGATCGAGGAAGCGGCCAAGAAGGACGGCCGGAACCGCTCGAACTACCTCCGCCACTTGGTGGAGAGGGCACTCGTTCAGGAGGGTGCGTCGTGAACGAGCAGGAGATACGCGCAGCCGCCCTCCATGCCGCAGGCACCTACGCCGGATCCATCGGAGGAGCGAAGCCCGAGGACCTGCTCTACGTAGCAGACGTCTACGCCGTCTACATCACGGACGGCCGAGATGCGGCCCTCGCCCGCTTCGCCCAGATGGAGGCCGAAAAGGCGGCGGCGAAGAAGTCGGTCGACAGCCCGTCGACGCACACGCTGCCGACGACGGAGCTGCGGGAAGCGCGTCCTCTCGGGCTGGTGCAGCCCGACGTGCACCCGGAGAAGATCCGAACTGCCCAGAACCTGCTGACGGAGGCGAGGAAGGCCAAGGTGGCCGCCCACAAGAACCTGTTGAAGCAGAGGGCAGTCAACGCGGGAGTCCTGGACGTACCGATCACTGACGGGAACCGGACGGTGACCCTGAAGGACGTCCTCGGCGTGTAGGAACCTGCGGCAAAATCGCAGAAGACTGTCATGAGGCGCTACCCTGACGTGAAATGATCGCGTCGGGAGGATTTCACCATGTCTACGGCTGAAACCATCAGCGCCTCGGTCCGCAACCTGCTCACCCTCGCGATGAGTGAGGACGACGACCGTCTGACGACACCGCCGAACAAGCTGTACAGCAGGAAGGTCAAGGAACTCGCGGCCAAGCTCGGCGTCTCCGAACCGTACATGTTCCGGAAGATCAAGGATAGTACGTGGACGATCGGAGACCTCGACCGGCTTGCCGAGTATTTCGGGGTGCACCCGGCAGATCTCGTGCCGGGTCCTCACGACGGAGAGGAAAAGGGATAAGGGTGACGTTCAAACTCACGGACGAACAGCAGTACGCGGTCGACCTTGCAGGCAAGGGCGAGCGCACCAAGGTCATCGCCCCTGCCGGATCGGGCAAGTCCAAGACGGCCGAGGAGATGGCCAGGGCGATGATCCGGGCTGGCAAGCGGAACATCCTCTATCTGGTCTACAACACCGAGGCCCGGCGCGACGCCGAACGGCGCTTCAAGGGACTGGACCAGGTCAAGGTCCGGACGACCAGTCAGATCGGCTACCGGGCCTTCGCCGGTACCCACAAGGATCGCATGAACTTCAAGACGGCCCCCAAGGTCCCGAGCTGGCAGTTGGCGGAATGGCTCAAGTTGAAGCCGCTGAACTTCGGGGACGGGCTCGTCCTTGACGGGCCCCAGCAGGCCCTGTACGCCACAAGGGCGATCGACCAGTTCTGCTCTTCCAACCGCCGGTCCATCACCGCCGACGATGTCCCGTTGGAGATGCATGGAGTCGACGACTCCGCGCTGAAGTCGGTCAAGACGGCCATCGCCACACTGGCGCAGAGCATCTGGTTCGACGCCAAGCGCGCCGGATCCCGCTTCCCGTTCGACATGACCATGGCCTTCAAGCATGTCGCCCTCGACGGCAAGGACGAGGGCTACGACGCGGTTCTGCTCGACGAGGCGCAGGACTCCAACGACAACACCATGGCGTACCTCAACAACCAGGAGAACGCTCAGATCTGCGTGCTCGGAGACCCTGCGCAGACCCTCTACGCCTGGAGGGGGTCGACAGACCAGATCCTTCAGTTCGACGGAGTCCCGGCCCCCCTCACGCAGAGCTTCCGATTCGGCGAGGCCATCGCCGAGGAGGCAATGAAGCACCTTCCGTTCACGGAGACCGGGGTTGTCGTGAAGGGCCTGCCGAGCATCCGGGACAAGGTGTTCTACGGCGGGATGGAGAAGCCGGACGTCGTCCTCACCCGGACGAACGTGGGCTCCATGTCCTACGCGCTCTCCCTCATGGAGGCGGGTTACCGAGTGGCACTCGTCAAGGGAGCCGACCCCATTCGGTCGCTGGCCTTCGCCGCGATCGAGCTGCGCAAGGGCAAGCGGCCCACCCGGAACATCGAGTTGTCCGCGTTCGAGGACTGGTCCGAGCTGGTGTCCTTCACGGAGGAGCCCAGCGGTGGCCATCTGAAGGCGCTGGTGAACCTCGTGAACATCCACGGCACCAAGCCCCTGATCGATGCGTGCGGCAACATCGTCCCGTACAGCGCTCGCAACCCTCAGCACGACGTCGCGGTGACCACGTGCCACTCCATCAAGGGACTGGAGTGGGACAACGTCCTCATCGGTGACGATTTCGACGAGCCGAAGCCGCACGTCGACCCGAAGACCGAAGAGGTCACCCCGGGAGAGATCAAGCGATTCGACGCGATGGTGAACTACGTGGCCGTCAGTCGAGCACGTAAGGCTCTCGACGCCGAGGGCCTGGCGTGGATCAACAAGTACCTGGAATCTGCGACGACGTAATCCCCGCATTCCCGGTCGGCGGCGCTGGCCTCCTGCTCGTTGGGGGACCAGCGCCGCTGCCCTATCCAAGCGTCAGGAGAAGAAACGTGACGAAGCGAAAGTCTGTTACCCGACTGGTTCAGCTAGAGGAGCGATTCAAGACCCTGGGTGCGGTGTTGCTCGAAATTCGGAAGATGCACAGCGAGGTATATCTGGAATACATCGAAGAAGCGGGACGGATCCTTGACAAGGATCCGTCGACTTTCGTCTTGGGTACACGGAACTGCCTCACGTCCCCCATCACGAAATGTGTCCATTCCTTCTCCGAAGAGATGGGAGTGGACGAATGCATCTTCTGCGGGAAGCCGGAGGGGCGTAAGTAGCATGGTGCAAGTGGATCTGACACAGACGGAAAACGGGATTCCCGAACACTTGCAGGACATCGCTTTCCACTTGGAACGCTGCCGGTATTTCGTCCGGTACAGCGAGAAGAAGCGGTGCGGGTGTCATGTTCGGCAAATATTGCACGCCGACAATGACCAAGGAATCTATCTTCGTATCAGCGTGGACGAAGATCCCGTCGGCCGACTTGGCAATCTCCTTTTCGAAGGCCGATTCGAAACTCCGGAAGGGATGAGCACGGCTTTCCACGAGTTCACCGACGTCGAGAGGTTCCTCGCTTTCGCCCAGGCCGGAACCGGATGCCCTTGCAGGAAGAAGATTTTCGAAGAGAACCGGGCGAGGAAGGTGCTGGAGGACTCTCTCAAGGCCCGGGTGCTGGAAAGGCGGCTTCACCGCAGAGAATCCAGCCTCTACCTCTGCCCTTTCTGGTGGGTTCAGGGGAAGGACTACTTTCACGTCTCCGCATAGGGGAGGTGGAGTCGACAGGAAAGGGAGGGTGAAGTGTACGGCGGAAGACAAGGAGAGTGGAGCAAGTGGCACACTCTGGAAGTCGGTGAACCGTTCGTCGAGAACGGGAAAACGTACCCCCAGTACACCTGGAAGCATGACAAGGAATGCCCTCGTGAAGTGGATTCGGTGACATTCGACGGAGTCAATTACTATCGCGTGGACTTCCGCTGTTACCTGGGATACATCGAAGAAAGCGGTGCGGAGAATCTTCTCGGTGACTGGGTGACCACACCCGGCCTGTATCGCGTTCGCGCCCGTACCGTCTGGGACTACTGGGGCGAGGCCGACGAGGACATCGAGGTCGCGATCCTGCACGGCCCCGTCGACGCGCGCGAGTTCGACGAACCCCTGAAGGACGAGTGAAGCCCAGCGGCAACACTCCGGACCCCGACAATTTCCTGAAGGCCCTGGCCAAGATCAGCAAGAAGTACGGCGTCGAGATCGGCGGCTGCGGCTGCCAGGGCTCCCCGTACGTCTCCGACAAGAAGGGCCGCGTCCTCGTCGAAGGGCTGATGTTCTGCAAGCTCCACGACCGATACGGACCGAGTGCCGAGCACTACCACTGCGACGACTGACCGAACCGGCAAGGAGAAGAAAATGAAGGAACGCTGGCCCGACTTCACATTCGTCGGCATCGACCTGGAGTTCCTCCGGGACATTCCCGGTCAGCCCGGACTCATCTCAATGGCCCTGGCCTACCGAGACAAGGACCACCGGACTCACTCCCTCTACGTGATCAACGGCGACGTCGACCAGGACGAGGTCCTCAGGCGGCCCTGGATGGTGGACAACGTCTGGTCCAAGCTGCCGCTCGACACCGACGGGCGCTACTTGGACCTGCGGTCTTCTGAGGTCCAGGCGTACTACGACATCCCGGGTCTCGTCAGCGACTTCCTCAGCCCGCTGACGGACGGGGAGAGTTACCGCCAGCACATCGGTCTGATCGCAGACCACGGCACCCAGGACGTGCAGCGTCTCCACGAGCTGTGGGGTCACGACTGGAGTCCGGGGGCGATGCCCCCGTGGATCCCGAAGCGACTCTTCCAGGACCTTGCCACGCTGGAAGACGTCGCGGGCGTGAGCGAGGGCAGGATGCCCGACGGGGAGCGTCTCCCCGAGATGGACCCCGTCAACGAGCACGTGGCCCTCTGGGACGCCGTGCATGACCTCGACGTCCTGGAGTTCCTCCTGGCTCGTTCACGGGCTGTGCGGGTCGCCTGCGGGGTCGAGCTGATCTGACCCAAGGCGCAAGGGGCGGGTCCCGGACGCAGCCGGGGCCCGCCCTTCCCGTTCCCCGAACCTTTGAGTGGTTGTTTTTTGGTCCACTGGTGTACTAAACTTGCACCAAGGTCATCGAAGGATGGCCTCGGAGGGGAGAGGAAAAGAATGAGGACTGGCGACCGGTACGAGAACGTGAAGACCGGCGAGATCGTCTCCATCCTGAACATCCGCACCGAGGACGGGCAAGCGACTGTCGCCCATCTTGACGACGAGGGTCGTCCCGTGAGTGCGTTCTCGGTTCCGCTCAGTCGATTTCGTTCGGGAATCTGCGGCAGGAACGGCGCTCCGTACAAGACCGGGTACATTCCGATGGACAACCCGGCCGCGCGGAATGAAACGGAGAGCGCCATCGACGAGGAAGCGCTGAATTCTCTCGACAAGGATCAGCTCGCCGCCTATCTCGAAAACCTTCCGGACGACCAGCTCACCAACCTGGGTGCCAAGTACCACGAAATCCAGGCGAAGGCGAAGGCGGTCGAAGACGCGGTCAAGAAGGTGATCGTCGCGAGGAAGAGGCCGCACGGTACGTACGTCCACGGCAATTCCACGTACGTCGTGTCGCCGAACTCCCGTTTCGACGACGCCACGGCCAAGAAGAACCTCCCCAAGGAGGAATACGCGCGGATCTGCGTGCCGAAGGCCGATTCCACCCTCGCGAAGAAGATGTTCGGAGGAGAGGACTCTCCGCTCTACCGGCTCTGCCAGAAGGACCTCGGGGCACCGAAGGTCACCCTTCGGGCGGCCACCGACAAGGACCGGGCAGAAGCCGTGAACACTCCGGTCCAGGGCGACGCGTTCAACGGGGACATCCTCGAAGACTTCGACCTGGGAGACATCGAGATCGGCTGACGAAAAAGCAGATTCCGCCCGTCCCCTGCTCGGGCGGAATCTGTCGTGTCAGGATACCTGCATGTTTCGAGACGTCGCCGTTCTCATACCTTTCGGCAACGAGACGCCCTTGAGGAAACAGGCTCTGGGGCACGTGGCGAAATGGTACCTGGAGACCCTTCCTTTGGCTTCGGTCGGGACCGGAGGAAGCGACGGCGTCTGGTGCAAGGCGGAAGCCGTCGCCGAAGCCCTGAAGGAGACCTCGGCCGAGATCCTCGTGATCGCCGACGCGGACTGCATCGCACCTGGAATCCACGAAGCCATTCGCAACGTGCGTCAGGGGGCCTCCTGGGCCATGCCGCACACCAAGGTCTACCGGCTCAACGAAAGCGCGACCCAGACGGTCCTGGGCGGGCGCAACCCGGCCGAACTGGCAGGAGTGCCCGCCCATCAGGACCAGGACCCGTACATCGGGTTCGAGGGCGGCGGGGTGACGGTCCTTCGGCGGTCCGTCTATCTCAACTGCCCACTGGATCCGGAGTTCCGGGGGTGGGGTCAGGAGGACGAAGCGTGGGCTGTCGCCCTGAACGCCCTCCACGGCCCGCCCCGGCGAAGCCCGGCCCCGCTCTACCACCTGTTCCACGAGAAGCCGTCACGGATCAACCGCTACGCCGGTTCCGTGGCCAGCGTCCAGCGCCTCTGTCAGTACAAGGAGGCCGAAGTGACAGGAAGTTGGAATGAAATTCTCGAAACTGCGAGGAATCTCCTGAGGAGTGTCAGTGGTGTTCCCTAAGCTGGCGGCATGAGCAACCAAACCAGCGACGAAATGACAGGGGAGCAGCTCGACGACTTCGCCCTGGGCCTCGCCACTGCCACGATCATGCGCCCCTCGAAGCGCGACCAGCAGAGCGCCCCCGGTCCGAGTGATCTGGCCGACGACTGCGACCGGTGCCTGGGCGGAAAGATCGCCCACTACCTGGGGCTCGGCTCTCCCGTGATGTCGGGGTTCTCCTTGGCCGCCTGGGTAGGAACGGCCGTCCACGAGAAGATGGAGCGCGACCTTCCCAAGGTGTACCGACATGCGGAGATCGAGATCGATGTCGAGGTCGGTGATGTCCCGGATCTCGGGCACATCACCGGGCACACCGACGTGTTCCTGACCAACAAGTACACGGTCATCGACTGGAAGACCGCGTACAAGGAGGCCATCTTCCGGTACCGAAAGGCGGCTCGGGTTCCGGCGGAACTCCTGTCGGCGAACGAGGTCAGGGAGCTGGAGGACCTGAAGGCACTGGACCGGGAGAGCCGGTCCACTCCGGAGAGCCTGCTCCGCCTGGTCGAGCTGATGGCGAAGGCCAACCCGGACGGCAACGGACTTCCGGGCAACTATGTCCGGCAGACGCAGGTGTATCTCTACGGCCTGCACCGCATGGGTCGCAAGGTACGTCGCGCCGTCCTCGTCTTCATCCCCCGGGACAGCAACAGCATCGACGACGTCTGGGCGGCGGGCTTCACGTACCGACCGGAGATCGCCGAGGCCGTACTCCAGAGGGCCTCCCACCTGGCACGACTCGTCAAGGCGGGCAAGCTCAACGAGCTGCGTACCAAAAGTGGATGCTACGTGTGCTCAAAAGCTCGACGCCTCTGACTCGAATCTGGTACGCTGGAAGCACAGAAAGAGAACACACGAAATCAACGAAGCGATGAAGAAGACACCGGCAGTGAGGACAACAGGATGAGCGAACTGGTCAAGAGGAACCCGGACTTCGATCCGGAGGCGATCAAGAAGAGCAAGCTGCTCCCGGAGCATCTCCAGAACGACCGGGCTTCCCTGGAGTTCATGGCGATCATCGCCGACGGTCTGGGCATCAAGCCCGGCACTGCCATCCAGCACATCTACGTCTTCAAGCCGAAGAACGGCAACCGCCTCCAAGCAGGGATGTCGGCCCACCTGTACGGTGCTCTCGCCATCGCCGCAGGTCATGACCTGCACGTCTCCGGCAACGCCATCGAGGCCAAGGGTGTCCTCATCCGCAAGGCCGACAACGAGAAGATCCAGCGATACCGGATCCTCGCCGAGGACGAACGCCGCAATCGTCAGCAGGCCATCGAAACAGCCCACGGCCTGTACCGGCACGAACGCGAGTTCCTCCGGGACCAGATCGAGGACCTGGAGAGGCTGGCCCTGATCGCCGCCGAGAAGCCCGACAGCCCCGAGGCCAAGGGAGTTCAGGCGGAGATCGCGAAGATCCAGAAGCAGCTTCAGGGATTGCAGAAACAGTACGGCTTCGACACTCTTCGCCAGAGCCTCACCCAGGGTTCACCGTTCGATCTGGAGAAGATTCTCCGGCACGAGGTGGTCTGGACGATGGCCATGGCGCAGCAGGCGGGCTTCACCAGCAATCCGAAGTACGGAACCCAGCCTCGCGAGATGTTGGAAGCTCGGGCTCAGGTCAGCGTCGTCCGGCGAGGTGCGATCGACGTGATCCTCGGCGTCCGTTCCTTCTTCGCCGACCTTGGCGTGGAGTACGACGGCGACCCGAACAAGGACCTGGCGATCGACGGTCTCCTTCTCGACGAGGACGAGATGCACCTCATTCAGGGCAGCGACGGCGAACCGATCATGGACGCGGAACTGGTCGACGTCACCTCTCCAAAGGTCAGCCCCCGGCAGGCCCAGCTTCTGGACCTCGCGGCGGAAGGTGTCTCCAAGCGTGACGCCGACGGTGTCGCCCGATGGGCCCAGAGCATCCTGGCCAACGAGAAGCGGTCCGCCCGGCAGCGGGAGACCCAGCTCATGGCTATCCAGAGCGTCCTCCTGGAGGACCCCAAGGGGGACACCCTCCTGGAGAACGGCAACACCCTGAGGGACGAAATCCGCACCCTCACCGACTCACTCACCGCCAAGTAAACCCACACGAAAACACGAAGAAGAGAAGGACATAGAGATGAGCGACGAGTTCCAGGACGACCCGTTCAACAGCACCGACAACGACGGCGAGGGTGTGGTCGACGCCGACATCGTCGAGGAGGACGAGACCGAGGAGGACGAGTTCGACATCCTCGGCGACGACGACCTCGAAGGCTTCTCCGAGACGGAGGACGGCGAGGCCCTCAAGGCCCAGGCCGACTCCGGCAAGAAGTACCGCGACCCCACCGAGGTCGGCCTCAAGGACCGTCAGTGGGTCCCCGTGGTCGTCAAGGAGATCACCGTCCACAAGAAGTACGCGCCGGAGTTCGGCGGCAACCCCGTGGTCCTCGCCAAGGACAAGACGGGCAAGCTGAAGTACCTCTTCAACGATGTCGCAGCCGCCATCCAGGACGGTGCGACCCCGATGATCGGCGAGTACAAGCTCCCCTACGTCGTCGTCAAGATGAACCACGTGGCCCCGGCCTACGGCGAGCGGTTCTTCGACTACCAGGCCGACATCCCGATCCTCCCGATCATGACGAAGTACCGGAACGACCCGCGTGAGGGTCAGCTCCCGGGCTACAAGAACGAGAGGGGACTCGCCTTCCGTAAGGCGGCCGAGGTCCTCGCCGAGGGCGAGACCATGACCATGGCCAACATGGAGGAGATCCACCTCCGCGCCAAGGGCACCGTCGTGATGGCCCAGCTCAACATCTACCAGAAGTCGAACCCGATCGCCCAGCAGGTCTGGGAGAACAACAAGCCGATCATGGTGCGTCTGGACCCGGCCGTGGGCGGACCGCTGCGGGTCTTCAAGAACGAGGCCACCGGCCAGTACATCAAGGTCGGCACCGCCGAGGTCGTCGAGGAGCTGAACGATCTGGACGAGACGGCCGAGCGGGTTCTGCTTTACCCGCTGGGCGACGGCGAGTTCGCCATCCTCGACGACGGCCCGGCGGCCGGTCGCCTCACCAAGATGGTCAAGCCCTGGACCGACACTCTGATGCCGGGCGGACAGCCGGTGCCGTTCCTCCCGGTCCCCGAGCGGGACATCCAGGTCGAGACCCTGGACGGCACCATGATGGCGGGTGAGATCACCTGGGACACGATCGGCAACATCTGCCCGACCCTCGCCCCGGGTGCCTCGGTCGACGTGCTCCTCCAGAACGGCCGCACCGTCCAGGCGATCTACATGAAGTCGCACTGGGTCGAGATGGCGACCGAAGGCACCCCCTCGGTCCCCGCTCAGCGGCAGGAGGCTCCGGCCCGTGAGGAGCAGGTGACCGGCCAGGCCGCCTGATCCCGCGCCGGTAACGGTACGAAGGCCCCGGCCTTCACACGGCAAGCCCCTCGGTCCTCCCTGTGGAGGCCGGGGGGCTTGTTCGTTTTCGCTGATAACCCAATACAAGGAAACTCAAAAGAAATTGACGAGCAACTCGAATAACTGAATGCGAGGAAACCTCGTTTCTTCTCCTTCCGTGTCCTTGCTTTTCCTCGGGAAGTTGCTGACTGAAGCGATACATCTGGCGGCGAAATAGCGTCGGGCGGATACGATCAGTTTTCAGTCCGTGAAATCGGGTGGGATCTCCCGTGACCTCCGCCCCTTCGCGCTCCCGGGAAACGTCGCAAGCACGAGGAGAAGCACATTGAGTTTCGTCTTCTTCGATACTCTCTTCCCGCCGGTCTCCGAAGACGGAAAAGACCTGGGATTCGTTGCTGTCTCCCTCTACCCCGGCGGAACCTTCAACAACGAAGAGGGCCCCACCCAGACGCACTTCTTCGCGTGGCCCAGCCAGAGGGACGACCTCGTCGCCTTCTGTCTGCACAACACAGAGAAGGACATCTACACCGTCCCGGCGCTGTTCGGCACCCGCAGCAGCCGCAAGGCCGCCAACATCGTCCACCAGTGGGCCGCCTACGCCGACGCCGACGACCTCGACCTGACCAAGGTGAAGACCGAGCCCACCATGGTCGTCGAGACCAGCGAGGGGCGGCACCACCTGTACTGGGTGACCAACGTCGACGACCCCACCCGCCTGGTGGCGATATCCCGGGGCATCGCCGAGGTGCACAAGGCAGACGGCTGCGACCCCGGGGGCTGGGACGCAGGCCAACTCCTGCGAGTCCCGGGCACATCCAACAACAAGCGTCAGCGCTGGCAGATACCCCAGCCCAAGATGGGCCCGACGTACGACGTCGACGCGCTCGCCAAGATCTACCCGCCCTTCGAGAAGAGCGAGCGGCCGGTCGAAGGCGATGCGATGCCGCCCAAGACGACCTGGTACTACACGGCCCAGTCGATCCGCGAAAGCGCCGAGGCGTTCCGATCGTCGCCGGAGATCTACGAGCTGTACGCCCAGGACCTGCGCCCCGACCAGGACCGCTCCCGAATGCTGTGGAAGCTCCTCAGCCTGCTCTCCCGGCTGAGCGTCTCCCGGCTCACCGCGATGCACATCGCCTGGGACGCCAAGTGCAACAAGTACAAGATCGAGGGTCGCCCGGAAGAACACCTCTGGAACCAGCTCTGCAAGGCGTACCAGGACCCCGAGAACCAGCCGATCAAAAGCTCGTTCGCCAACCCGGAATTCCGGAGCGCCGTCGACAAGAGCGACGAGAACCCGGAGAACAAGCTCCTCGCATTCGCCGAGTCGGTGGCCATTCTGAATCCGGAGGAGCGCGACCGGGTTCCCGAGGACACGTTCATCGACCGGTATGCGAGCTGGGCCTCCACTCGGACCGACGCGCCTGAGATCTACCACCGGGCCATGGCCGCCATGATTCTCTCGGCGATCTTCGGTGAATTCGGAAAGTGTCCCACGAAGTTCGAGACCAACCTGACGCTCTGGTTCTTCATTCTCGGCCCGACCACCCGGGCAAGGAAGACCACCGCGATGATGCTGGGCATCGACCTCATCGACGATTTGATGAACGACATGTTCCAGTACCTGCTCGGGTCGGACGTCACCTCCGAGGCCCTGTCCGCAATCCTTCCCCAGCGCAACGGCCGCACCTCGGTCTTCTACAGGGATGAAGCCCACGGGCTGTTGTTCGAACAGTCCCAGAAGCGCTACCTCGCGGGCGTCCGTGAGCACATGACCGAGCTGTTCTCCGGCCGCGTCCGCACCTCGCTCCGCGTCTCGAACCTGAAGGAGGTCGAGGAGCGGGACATGACGGTGATCCGTACGAACTTCATCATGTACCTGTGCGGAACCCTCGACCAGGTGGCCGCCAACCTCACGCTGGAGGACTACCAGTCCGGCCACCTCGCGCGGTTCCTGATCGCCGAGGCCGACCCGCCGCCCATCACTCGCGAGGGCATGTACACCAGCCAGTTCGACGGTCAGACCCTTGAGGAGGACGCCGTCCGGCAGGGTCTGATCAACGACATGGCGGCGGCCCGCACCTTCTGGCTCCAGGTGACCGCCCCCGGCGACCCCGTCATCATCCCGTTCGCCCCCGACGCCTGGGACCGCCTCCAGGACGCGAAGTACGTGCTCTACAAGACGGCCGAGGACCACGAGCTGCGCGAGGTTCTGCTGCCCACCACGGCCCGCATGGGTGACTCCATGATGAAGCTGGCCGTCCTGATCGCCATGGGCGAGCGCGAGAAGGTGGTGAAGCTGCGTCACCTCTTCAAGGCCGCCGAGCTGGCCGAGGAGTGGTACCGGTGCACGGTGAAGGTCGCGGGCAAGATCCTGCACTCGGAGTGGGCGGCCCGGCAGAACGAGATCCTGACGGCGATCCAGACTCGGCGGGACGGACTGACCGAGCAGGACATCTACTCCAGGTTCCGGTCCAAGGCACAGGAGAAGGACATCGAGTCCGATCTCCGTGTGCTCTGCAAGGCCAAGCTGATCCACCGGACCGAGGAACGCGGGCGGGTGCGCTACATCCCCCTGAGCCGAGCTGCCTGACCACCTGAAAGGTCCCCCGAATGCCCCGGGTGTACAAACCCACCGGGCGTCCCGTGGGGCGGCCGACCGGGGACCGCTCAGGATCACCTCTCGAACGGGTGGAGAGGGCCAAGACACTCCTCCCGAACCTGAGGCACTTCCCGCACCTCGTGCGGGCGGTGGATCGCGCCCTCGCCTACCCCAACCTGACCGTCCTGCGGAGCCCGTACCCGAGCAATCCCGTCGACGTGGACGTGATGCACGTCTACAGCCCTGCCGAGCGGGGGCAGATCCTCGCGTTCGTGTGGTGGGCCTACGTGAACCGGAAGTGGTGGGCCAAGCGCCGCAGGCTCGCCGCGATCACTCTGCTGTCACCGCTGATGTTGTTCTCGTCGACCTTCTTCGAGGAGATGACGGGGATCCCGTTCAAGAACGCCTCGAAGTGGATGACGCGGCCGGAGGGGATGAGCGTCAGCCGGGTCACGGGGTCCGTCGACATGCGGTCCGTGCACCTAGCCTTGGAGGCCGCTACGCGGGGGGACGAGGAGTTCCGGCTCTTCGCTTCCGAGATGCATTCCAAGGGCTTCCCGAAGGCCGCTGTGTCCCGCCTGACGGGTGTCCCGCCGAAGGGCCTGCTGGATCCGCACGAGGGTATCCAGTTCACGCCCGTGTGGCCGGACCTCCACACCTTCTCGGTGTCCTCCCGGGAGACGTACCTGTACTGGCTCCGGGACGCCAGTGAGCTGGAGAAGAACCTGATGCCCGTGGTGTACGGGCAGGAGTGGGTTCGAGACGTACTCCCAGAAACGGGCCTGATTCGTACCGTTTTTACGGCAACTCCCGTTCCAAGAAACGGTGAGGATTGGTACCATTTTTGTATCCCAGGACTGCCAAAACCGCACCGCGCGAAGCGGCTCGGCCCGCGCTACTTCGAGAACATCCTCGCCTGGGAGACCAAGTACCTCCTGCCTGGACTGATGCCTACACGCGACGACACCGGGACTGACACATGACGACAGTTGGCTTCGACATTGAGACGGGATCCGTCGACGACCTCTACATGCTCGACCCGAGGAGCCCCGAGTACGACTACGTACGTCTCGTCGGCTGGGTCGTGGGAGACGGCGACGTCCAGATCTCCACGAACCCTCAGGACCTCATCGACGTCCTCAACGCCGCCGACATCATCTACGGCCACGGCATTCTGAACTTCGACCTCCAGGCCCTGTGCCGCTACCACGGAGCCGACTACTGGAAGCTCGCCGCCAAGTGCATCGACACCCTTGTCGTCGAGCGCACCATCAACCCGCCCTACCCGAAGGCCAAGCCCGGTATCCCGCTCAACCTCCAGGCCATGCGCAGGCGCGGCATCACCCCGGCCGACCTCCGCATCCCCTACAGCCTGGACGAAACCGCCGCGCGTTACGGCGTCGCGGGCAAGACGGACAACATCAAGGAACTCGCGGCCAAGCACGGAGGCTTCCACCTCATCCCGCAGGACGACCCGGAGTACCGGGCCTACCTGAAGGGTGACGTCATCTCCTCCAGGGCGCTCTACCGGGCCACCGGACAGGCTGCGGCCAAGGCGGGCCTCATATCTGTGGTGCGTCGCGAGATCCGGATCGCCGCCATCCAGAACGGCATGCGGATCAAGGGCCTGGGCGTCGACCGGGCCGAGGTCGAGCACCAGATCGAACTCGCCGAGAAGCAGCGTCAGGACGCCTACCACGTACTGCACGAGAAGGCAGGCGTCCCTCTCCCCGGCCAGGAGATCGTCTGGTACGAGGAGAAGGAGAAACCGATCCCGCGCACCACGCCCTACGGCAAGCGGGTCCGGCACCTGTGGCACGTCCTTCACCCGAACGACCCCTGTCCCGACCTGCGCACCGTCCGGGTGAAGAAGACCAAGCGGATCGACAAGTCCCCGCTGTCCACCAACGAGGGACGCAACGCCTTCGAGAAGGCCCTGAAAGCTGCCGGGGTCAAGGACACGGACATCCCGTTCACCCTGCCCACCAAGTCCAACCCCGGGGGCAAGCTCGCCCTGTCCAAGGATGCCCTCGGCACCGGCCGCTGGGTGCGCGGCAAGGAAGCGGTCCCGGGCCTCCAGGCGAAGTACCCCGACAACCCGGCGGTGAAGGAGTTGTGCGAGGCGGCCATCCTGGCCACGTCCACCTCCGGCAAGGCCGAGGAGGTCATGAAGTGGCTCAGCCCCGACGGCCGGGTCCACTCCCAGATCGGCGACATCCAGGCGTCCGGCAGGTGGGCCCACATCAAGGCGTCCATCACCAACATCGGGAAGCGGGGGAAGGCCCAGAAGATGCAGCGCCGGATGTTCCGCTCCCGGCGTGGGTTCGTCTTCATCTGCATCGACCTCGACCAGGTCGACGCGCGCGCCGTCGCCGGATGGTGCCAGGACCCGGAGTACCGGAAGATGGCCCTCCCTGGCATGGACATGCACTATGAGACCGCGAAGCGAGTCTTCGGGGTCGGGTCCTGCAACGACTGCCGCAACTGCGCGGAGTGTTCCGAGCGGCGCAGCAAGGCGAAGGCGAACACCCACTCCTGGAACTACGGACAGGGCGTCAAGGGGTTGGCTGCTTCGACGGGTCTTCCGCTGGAAGTCTGCGAGACGTTCGACAAGGGGATGAAGAGGTCTTTCCCGGTGCTGTGTGCCTGGAAAGACAAGGTCCGCAGGTACGCGGAACGCACCGGAGTGGTGCCCAGCAAGTGGGGTCGCCCGCTGCGCGTCATCCCCGGCCAGGAGTACACACAGGCCCCGGCGCAGATCGGCCAGTCGACCACGCGAGACCTGCTGTGCGACGGACTGATCCGACTCCAGGACGAACACCCGGAAGTTCTGGAATGCTTGGTCCTGGTGATTCACGACGAAATCGTCCTGGAGGTCCCGGAAAACCTCGCCGACGAGTACGGAGAAAAGGCGATGGCCGCCCTGACGACCTCCTTCGAAGGAGTGCCGATCACATGTGGAAGGTCGCCCGCAGCAAGCGTCTGGGCGGAGTGTTACGACTGACCGGAGGCCGGAAACACAACGAACTCCGGACCCTGTTCGACAGGCTCGACCTGATGAACCGCCGGTACTCCCTGGGGGTGGCGCTGAAGGAACCGCCCAACCCCTGGGGCACCGAGGAGGCGATGATGGTTCTGCGGGTCAACGTCTCACGGATCCGCAAGGCCGTTGACCTGCTCGACTATGAGGTCAACGGCCCCGAGTTGCGGACTCTCGCTCAGATCCTGAACGACGCGGTCGAGGATGCGGTGCTCTGCCGGATGCGCATCCCCGACCCGGGGGGCCGCTCGCCCGATGTCGTCGCGCGGAATCTCCGCTACGACGTCGCGGTGCTCTCCTCCCACGGCCGGGTCCGGGCGGAGGACCTCCTGTCGTAGAGGTGGCCGATCTGCTTCTCCAGAGCGCCGACCTGGAGAAGTAGATCGGCCATCATGCGGTTCGCACGTCGGTTCCGCCAGAGAGAAAGAAGGGAGGAAATCACGGAAAACTCCTAGAATTACCCTATGAACTCACCTTACTTCCTCAACGCGATGGACCCCGGTGGAGACACGGGGATGATCCTTCTTTCTGTGCAGCCGGAGCGGTTCGAACTGATCGAAGCGGCCACCGTCGAGTTCCGCCCCGACAAGGGTGTGCATCCCGTCGACACACTGGTCCGCTGGCAGCGTGAACATCCCGGTGACCATCGTCTCGTCTACGAGAGCTTCCACGTCACCAATCAGGCCGGGGCAGCAGGCATCGACCTGACGGCCCTGAAGGTGCTGGAGGGCCTCCAGGAAGCCCTGAAGACGCGCACCCTCACGTATTCCTCGGTGACGGTCCAGCAGCCCACCCAGCGCAAGCTCCAGGGCACTGACGACAACTTGGAGAAGACGGGTCTGCACTTCGGGCACAAGCATGCGCAGCGCCACGTCCGTGACGCCGCCCGGCATGCCGTCACTCACCTCGTCCGCCGCAGCTACCGGCCGCTGTGCGAACTGATCGCCCCTAGGAGCCAGGCGTCCCGCCCGGCGGGTGGAGCTTGTTCCAGGTAACCCAGTCCACGACCTTGATCGTGGCGATGTCCACCCAGTCCGACAGGACCGGCTGCTCGCCGAACCAGAAGAACGGATAATTCGGATAGCCGCTCTCCGTCTGGACGCCCGCGATGGACACCGTGGCGGTGTGGTTGGCCAGGGCGTTGGTGCCTGAGTCGGTCCACAGCAGCAGTTCGGCGGGCCAGGGCGCGGTGAAGAACCGGGGCATGTAGTCAGGATCCTGGCAGGGAATCTCGATGACCGTCCCGCTCGGTGCGTAGTCCGACACCGGTCGCAAGTACTCCCCGCCGGGACCTGTGATCTCGCACATCAACTGCTGAGCTGCCACGGAGTCCCAGGTCACCCTGACGACGACCCCCGAGAACGACCCGACGCTGGGCATGGGGATCGAATCCACCGTCAGGGTGGTCCGTTCCGAATTGGGCGGTATGACGACCTCGATCATCGGGCGATCTCCTCGTTGGCCTGGGTCTCCCTGAAGTGGTTGCGTGCCTGCTCGACCTGCGCCTCAAGGATGGCAACGCGATGCAGGGCGTCGGAGAGCTGCCGTCGGTAAGACTCGATCACGGCGTCCGACGAGACGGCGCTGAAGGGGGCGCTCAGGGTGGAGATGTCCAAGGTGTTCACCTTCGGCTGTACAGGATTTCTGTCACTGGTGGATCGCGGCCAGGGATCGCGAGATTTCGGGAATCATTCGCCGTTCCTTCGCGATCATGTCGAGTTGGTACGCGTAGAGCGATGCTCCCGATTCCCTGAGAGCGTAGCCTGCGTGACGGTCGGCGAGGAGGGAGATGTCTTCGGACCTTTTGGTGAGGTCTACATGAATTTTCCCCAGGACGTCGTTCTTCGTGACGGATACTTCAGCGTGAAAATTCCTTAGCCGGTCCACACGCTTCCCTCGTCGCTCTTTGAACTTCGACGACAGGCCGGAAAGATCTGCACTCGTCCGCAGATTCATCATCCCGGCGGGCACCGCAGCCGATCGGAGAAAGTCGCGGGAATTCTGCATGAGCACCTCGCCGGGGGTTGCCGAACTGGCGAGAGAGAACTCGGAAATGTCCCGCAAGGCTACGGTCTGTTGCGAGAGAGTCTCGAAGGAGTCTTTCGCGTAGTCGTGGGCCGTCTGGAAGTAGTCGGCCACCAGTTCCTGCCAGGTCAGGTCCTCGTCGGGGATCTCGTCACCATTGGCCTCCTTGATGATGTGGTCCAGGGAGTCCTTTTCGGTGGCCAGGCCGAGCAGTTCCATTCGGTGGGCCAAGGCGTCGAAAGGGACGACATGTCCGTGGGACTTGGCTGTCGGATCCCCTCGGAAGGGATACTGAAGAAGAAGATTTGGAGGACCGGGGTCTTCACTGAGCAGCAGCTTGGGTGGAGTCTTGATCCAGTATTCCTGGATTTCGATTGTCTTTTTTGCCACTTGAACACGCTTTCAGATGTTGGATCCACCGGCAAAGCAGAAGATTTCCATGCGAGTGGTCGCGAGAGAAGATTTCACGGAGAAGGACGTCTCGTCTCGCTTGAGAACCAAACAGGTGGCGGCGTCCGTGTTGGTGGTGGAGGTTCCACTGAGAACCGTAGGCTGGCAGATCGGATAGTAAAGCCAGTTCGGAGATCCCCAAGTGACGGTCCACATGTTCCAGCTTCCGCTGGCTGCTGCGTAGTTGATTCCACGGAACATGTCGTTGGACCTGTTGGTGGTTTCCATCAGTCCGCAAATCTGGAGACGTGCGTCGGAGGTCCTCCAGATGATTCCTTGCGCGTTCTGCGTATTGGCACCCCAGTTTCGCTTCATGAAGCTGCCCGTAATTCCGTAGGCGAGCTGAATGTCCACCCTTCCGGTGTCGTTCACAAGCCTTTCAGGTCCAGCCATGACGAAACCGTTCGGATCCCAGCCTCCACTACCTGCGGGGTCAGTCAGGAAAATCTTGGGAGGTGCCGAAATGTTCTGTGAAGGGTTCGGTATGAAACGCATACCGGCCTGATTCACATAGTTGGCATTGTTCGTTATCTCGACACTGGAAACACCATCGGCACTCTTCATCATGTAATACGAAGAGTCGATCCGGTGTCGCGCCTGAAGAGCGTTCACGTCGATCTTGTCGGCGGTCACCGCGTCCGCCGCCAGTAGCGGAGTGCGGATCTGGCCGTCTCCGATGTTGATCGAGGTCTCCTGCCAGATCTCGATCTGGTTGAGGGTGACGGTCACCCCAGAGAAGGATGCGCTGCCGGAGAGAACGACGACCGGCTGCATGGCCGCCACGTTGAGCACGTTTGGCAGCAGGCCCTGACCTGCCGTCTCGTAGGTGAAGGTGCCGTTGCCCGTGAGGGTCGTGACCGGAATGAGGAAGGGAGGGCTTCCGCCTTGAGCTGAGCCGTCTCGGAGATACTGATACGCCTGCACGGCCATGATGAGGGATCCGGAAGGCGTAGTCGGGTATCCCGACACGGTGACTTGAAGCCGAGCCTTGTATCCGCCGTTCAGAGGATCCCCGGTGTACTGAGGGCGTCGGTAGATCGGCCACGCCCTCTCCGGTGACGGCAGAATCATCGTCGGGCGGACGGCGTAGTTCAGAATCGGCATCAACGTGGTGTTGAGCAACGGGAAGACCGAGGTGATCTGGGCGGCCCCGCTGAAGGTACACACCGGTCGCATGCTCGCGTTGTAGGACCATGTCGCGTTCGTCGTGGAAGCTGTCGCAGCCTGAAGACGGTGCGCCCTCAGGTCGGACGACGTGAACATGGGGTCGACAAGCATGTTCCCGGCATTGCCCACAGACAGACTGTCAACGGACAGGCTGTGGGCCTTGATCTGCTCCGACGTCAGCGTGCCGGACACTACGTTGTTCGCCGTGATGGTATTGGCTTCGAGATCCGGGCCCTTCACGCCCTGCACGGCGACGGACGTCACGGCGGAAGGGCCGGTCGTTATCGCCGCACTGTTGCGGACCCAGAAGCGAACGTAGACGGTTTCGCCGACCGACCACGTAAGAGCGCCGTTCTGCCCGGATACGATCACCGAGGATTGCGGAGTGAAGATGTCACCCACGTGATACCAGGTGTTCTGGTCCTTCGAGACCTCTATCTGGACTTCCTGGAACTGGGCGGGATACTCCTCACCTTCGTTGTCCGTGCCGTCCCAGGTCACCTGGAGAGTCGAGAGCTTCGATGTGACGATCGGAGCGGACGGAACCGGCAGACCTTCCTGGGGGTAGGACATCGTCGCGCTGATCGGATCCGACCAGTCCGAGCCCCTGCCGCTGTCCCGGATGGCCTGGACGTAGAAGTTGTACAGGTAGCCGGAGTCGAGGTCGTTCACGAAAGCGTGCAACCGCTGCTGGGACGGGGAGTTCGGCTGGTTCACCTGCACACTGCGCCCCTGGACGAAGGTCCAGTCGCTGCGGACCGCCATCACGTTGTACCGGTCTACAGTGATCTCTTCGCCTTCAATGTCCTGGGTGACCACGTCGAACGCGACGTCCGCCCGGGAGACCGGCCGCCCATCGGCCGCGAAGTACGGAGCCTGGGTGACCGCCAGGTTCGTCGGAACCTTCGGCTTCTCGAAGTTGTTCGGCGGAGCGGGCTGGGGTCGTCCGTTGCCGCCGGTTCCGCCACCGCCGACCGGGCCCCCGCCACCGGAGATTCGGTTGATCCAGCGCTGCGCCTGAAGGTCCCGGTCGAGGAACCTGTCGTTCAGGGTAAGGGCGATGTTCACTCCGTACGGGGCCGAGCCGGAGAGAGTGATTTGGTAGATCCGCATGGCCGACTTCTGGCTTCCGAGGTCGTCGCGACCTCGGATCATGTCCCCTTGCCGGTAGTCCACCAGGGGGACCGGAGCCCCTTCGGTCCAGGCGAAATTCTTCGCGAACTGGGCTCGGGACTTGTATCGGGCACTCAAGAGGTGAGTGGCGAGCATGCTCAGGGTCGAGGTGTTGGTGACACCCTGAGCTTCAATGGCCTCGTCCCACTTGCCCCAGGGAAGCTCGGCGGTTGCCGGTGCGGAGAGGGACACGGAGATCTTCTCGTCGCCGACCATGAGGAGTCGCCCGGCGGCATCCTCCAGTGATCGCTCTACCGGCTCCTCGGTCATCGCGAGCAGGGAGTGGACGATGACCCCGTTGTCATTGTCGAGGTCTCTGCGCAGGTAGGTGTTGGGATTGAAAACCCGGAGCTGACGCTTGTCGAAGATCCAGTCGATCAGTCCCTGGCGACTGAACTGGTCCGTGATCGCCCAGGCGTCCTGGCCAAGATCGAAATCCCCTTCGATCTTGTTCGCCCACGCAGCGTTGTTCGAGTCCTGTGTCGTGGTGAAATCCCAGGTCAGTCCGTTGAGGTTGTCTCGGCCCTTGGTCTCGTTCAACAGTTCCGTCAGGACGACTCCCGGAGAGACCTCCGGAAATCGGATGACCTTGTCCTTCTTGTTCCATCGGGAGATGTTCTTGGACATGAACCGAGCCTTCTTCAGCATCCACCCGTAGGACGGCATGGTGAAGGAGAGCGTCCTCGGTCGCTGCGCAAGATCCACGGATCGCTTGACGTTGATGAACCGGCAGCCCGGGTATTCCGCGAAGGTCCCTGTGCGGGGATTGGCTATCTCCAATGCCACTTCGCACGGGTTCTTCAGCAGGTCCGCGATGCCAGACACGTCCGGGTAAGTCATCGTCAGTGACGAGTTGTCGTTGAGCGGCAGGCCAGCTTCCCACGACAACGGGTGGGGCAGGATCCCCAGAGATGCTCCGTCCGGCTGATAGACCCGGAATCGGACCACCAGGTTGTTGCCCGCCACTTACACCACCGCTTCTCGAACGCGAACCCAGACGCCGTTGTTACTGCCAACGTGATTGATCGTAAAAGTACCTTGCCTGGCGGCAAACTCGCCCGATGTTCTGGCAGTGAAAGTGAGAGGTCCGTTGCCACGGAATTCCAGGGCTCCGGTCACGTTCGTGCCCGACGAGAAGTTCCAGTTGGTCATCGCGTCGACCACACGAGCCCTCATGTACTTCGGGTCAATGATCAGATATTTGCCACTGGCGACCGTCGTGTTTCCGTCGCCCCAGAAGATCGAGGTGTTCGAGGTGTTGTCGGTGAGCTGGAACGTGGTCACCGGGCCTGCGACCATCAACAGCGGATCGGCGATCGGGAGATTCGACGCCAGGGCGGCAGGCAACGTGTGCGTGCCGTTGAAGTACTGAGTCGTAACCTGCGGACCTCGCCAGGCCCCGCCAGGGATGTTGAAGACAATGGTCGCGTCCACCCTGCTCCTCGGGCAGGAGAAGTCGGGAGTGGCCATGGAGACGAGCTGAGCGTCCGCCGTGTACGAGAAGCTGCCGGTGTGCCGGGTGAGCGTGACAGGCTGATTGGTGCCCATCCCCAGCAATGCCATCAGATCCATCCAGCGTGACTGCAAGTCGTCGGCGTCCACACCCTTCACCCGTATGGCGAGGGACACCGTGATCTGCGACAGGGGGTCGTTCCACAGGGGCAGGGCGTAGTGGGTGTTCGGCACCTCCAGCACCGCACGGCGCGGCGCGAGGGCCGGGGCATACTCCGTCCCCTGAAGCAGATAGGTGCCCGGGTCGACGGCCTTGCCGCCGATCGGATACCCGTTTATCTCGTACCAGGTAGACACCGCGTCACCCCGACCCGCTGATCGTCGCCGCGTAAGCCAAGGACCGGTTGATCGTCGTGGACGTCGGCTCGGCCTGCGGGTACTGGTTGGTGATGTAGAAGGTCGTCGACGGGCCTGCCTGTTGCATCTGCGGCAGTCCGGCCAGATACGTCGACACCGATTCCGGCGGCATCTCCCGGACGAGGGACCGGGTCATCCGGGTCCCGCCGTCGTCACTGGAGAGGGTCACCGGGTTGTATTGCGGAGTGGCCGACTCGGACAGGTTGGAGAAGAAGTTCTTCAGCCCGGAGCCGCCGCCCCGGTTGATCATTTCCAGCAGTGCGCCGTACCGCTTCGCCGAGGCCGCGTTCACGACGAACTCACCGTTGGAGAGCATCATCGGAATCGAGTCGGACCTCGGACCGCCCGGCCCGTAGATCCAGCCACCCGTCGCCGCCTGGCCCACCTTGGGCCCCGACGGCGGCTTGTTCTGCTGATAGTAGAAATACCCCACCCGAACCGTAGCGCTCCGCGTCAGGGCGCGCTGGATGCGCCCACCGGCCGTCTGGGCGGCCTGCACGATGCCGCCGAGCTGGCCCTTGAATGCTGCGACGTTCGCCAGTGTGACGCGGCCCTTCGGGTCGAGCTGGCCCTTGTTCGCCCGAGCGACCGCGTCCTTCAGGCCCTGGAGCAGTGCTTTGAACTCGTCGTCGTCGAGGTCGCCACTGCCGTCGACGTCGAACTTGCCGACAGCCTCCTCGCCCATGATCAGCAGGGCCAGGTTCTCCATCTGCTGCCGGTACTTCTCGTCGTGGAGCTGAGCGTCTCCCTTGGGGTTCAGCAGACCCTGGCCCTCGGTGCTCGCGAGGAACTGCGTCAGGGCGAGGACCTTGGCCCGGAACTCTTCGTCGCTGAAGGCACCCTTGCCGTCCGCGTCCAGACGGCGTTCCAGCTTCAGCGCGTCGAGTTCACCGACCAAACGGGTGAGCTGCCAGTGGAAGAGGCGGGCGTCCAGGGTGGCGAGGCCCTTCGCGTCGAGCTTCCCGGACGCCTTCGCCTCGGCGATGATCTGCTGGAGCTTCCCGATGTCGAGTCGCGCCTTGATCATGTCGATCGCGATCTCGGGGGAGATCTTCAGCTTGTCGACGTAGTAGATGTAGCGTTCGACCTCGCGCAGGCTGTTGAATGCCTCGACGTCGTTCGCCGACAGGGTGATCTCGACCTTCGAGTCCTTCAGCTTCCCGATGATCTTCTGGTACTGGTCGGACACGTAGGCGAATTCCTCTGCGGTCTCCGCTTTGTTCACCAGGTTGCCGAAGGTGTTGGAGATCGCTGTCCGCATGTTCAGGCTGGCATTCTCGACCTTGCCCGAGTTCGCGATGATCGAGGTGGCCAGTTCGTTGACAGCGTCAGACCCGATCGCCCGGAGGCGGGGAGCCAGCTCCTCCATCTCGGCGGCCGACAGATTCGCCAGTTCCTCGACGGCCGGAGCGGCCTCCGGACCCAGCTTGCGGAACTGCTCCGCGATGTCCGGACCGAGGGTCGAGGCGATACGGATCAGGTTGGTCGACCAGTCCCGCTGCGCCTCTGCAATTTTCTCCAGTTGATCGAGGTACAGGTCCAGGCTGGCGCGTGAGTTCAGGGAGAACTTCTCGATCGCGTCCTCGGCCCCCGGGAACGCCGCCTCGGCCGCAGCCTTGAAGGCGTCCATCGGGCCGCCGAACCCCTCCAAGGACTTCGACAGCTCATCGATCACGGCCTTGGCGTCTTCGGCGCTCAGATCAAGATCTTCGAGAGACGCCGTGGTCAGCTTGATGGCCCCCGACGCCGAGCCGATCTCCTTGCCGGTCGAGCTGTACGCCTCTCCAAGCAGCGAGGCCGCAATCTCGTTCTTGGTGAACTCGCCCTCCTGCGCGATCAGCGTCGTCCGGAGGGCCTCAAGGAATCCCTTCAGCCGCTGGGCGGCAGCCGCCTCGTTGCTGAGCTGTTCGGCGAACTCACCCTTCATGCCACCGGGCATGTAGTTGTCCGCCGTGGCGCTGACCTTGGTGATGGCCGCGTCGAGTTCGTCGAGCGCACCCTGCGGATCGGTCATGGACCGCTTCAGCAGCTCACCCACATTGAGGCCGGACTTGCCGAGCTGGTCCAGGGCGTCGGCACTGATCTTGCTGCCGTTGGCGAGCTTGGAAGAGCCGACAGCGGCCTCCGCCGTCGACCGGAGCCACGCTGCGGCCTGCTCGCCGAGAACCATCGTGTTCTCGCTGAGCGCCTGGGTGTTCTTGCGGATGACCCCTTCGGCCTTCTCCCATTCGGCCACGTAACCTGCGGCAGCCCGAGCAGATTCCCCGGTCCCCTTGGCCTGCTCACGCAGACTGCTGATAGAGGAGTTCGCCGTCTCAATGGCGATCTGCTCCGCCCTCGCACGGGCGATGGCGTTCTCGGCGGCCTCACGGTCCTTGGTGGAGGCGTTCTCCTTGGAGACCGTCAGGGTGCGATACGCGCCGATGCCCCGGAGAGCCTCGGCGGACCCACTGGCGACGGCAGCGTTGTACTTCTCCTGGCCTCCGGCCGCCTTGATCGCGGCCTCCGTGTCAGCACGGATTGCGTTGCCCAGCGCTTTCGTGCCGCCGGTCGCCTCAAGAGCTGCCTTGGAGATCTTCTCGGCCTCGCTCGTGAACAGGCCCATGCTTGCGATGGTCGGGCCGAAAATCAGAGCCAACGTGGTCAGGGCGATGCCCCACGGGCCGAAGGCGATCGAAGCCGCCCTGGCGGCCATGCCGGTCGCACCGATGGACCCCGCCGCACGACCCGACTGCACGGCAGCCGCCGAGATGGCAGCCGAGGTGGCGACACTCTGAGTGGCCAGACTCCTCTGTCCAATGGTGGCCTGAGCGGCGGCGGTGGTCTGCTGACGCAGGGAATTGGCCGAGGCGAAGGTGCCCGACACCAAGGCGGTCTGTCGCTGCGCCACCTGAGTGACAGCCTGACCCTGCTGCCGCAAGGCGTTGCCCGAGGCCGTGGCTCCCGCCGCCAGAACGGCCTGCTGCTGCGCGACCAAATGAGTGGCCTGCGCCTGGCGTTGGAAAGATCCTCCGGTCAGGGCGACCGCGTTCGTCAGACCCCGGGATGCCGCAGTTGCGACTGCCGAAGCTGTTGCCTGCTGCATCAAGGCGTTGGTCGCCTGGCTCGTGGCCAGGGCGTAAGCGCGGGCACCTGGAACGGCGGTGACCGTTGCCCGATTCTGGGCGAGGATGCTGGCGGTGTACCGAGCCGAATTCGTAGCCGCTTGTTGGTTCACCGTCAGGTTCTGCATGTAAGCCGAAGTGGCGACCCGTGTCGCGGCGGCCACTCGGCCCTGCGCGGCAACCTGAGACGCCATGGCCTGGCTGCTGGCGGTCTGCGCCGTGTTGAGTCGCCCCTGTGCGGCGGCGGCGGCGGGAAGGCCGTCGCGATAGATCGTCATGGCGTCCCGCATGCGCAGGGTCGTCGTGCCGAGAGTGGCCATCACCTCCCGGGATGCGATGGCGGCAGTGATGGCCTTCGCCGAGGCGATCCGCCACACCAGCCAGGCCGCAGCGCCCGCCGTTGCGGCCGTGGCGACCGAGCCGAGGATTCCGGCGATCGGACCCAGCTCGCCAACGAACTCGACAACCTCGGACAGGGCACCCGCAACCGTGCCGACTGCCTGACCGAGCGGTCCGCCCAGAATTGCCAGGGTGTTCTGGAAGGAGTCACCCAGGTTCTGGATCTCGGCGGCCGTGGTCTCGTAGATACCCTTGGACTGGCGCATCAGCTCGGAGCCCTTGGCGTACTCTTCGTCCGCTCGGCTGAACGACTCCCGGACGATGTCGACGTTGTTCGCCAGACGCGAGAACACGTCGATGTCACGGACTGCGTTCACGCCGAGTTCGCGCAGAACACCTTGAACTTCGCCACCAGCTCCGGCGGCCCGAGACAGACCTTCCACGAACGTCAGGAAGAATCCACCGGGGTCCGTCTTGTACAGCTTCTTGGCCTCCTCGGACGTGATGCCCATGACGGTCGAGAGTTTGGCCACTTCGGTAGAGCTGCCGTTGACGGCAGTGCTGAGCTGGTTGAAGACACGTGTCAGGGCACCACGTGACAGCTCCGGGCGGACCTGAAGAGACGCCAGCGCTGCGGAGAGACCGGCCGTCTCCTGCTTGGTCAGTCCGAACAGGTTGGACACCGTGGCGATCGAGCTGTTGATCCGCAGGATCTCCTGGTCGGTGGCCACCGACGCCGTACCCAGCGCAAGGATTGCCGAGCCGAGCTGTTCCATCTCCGAGATCGGCACGTCCTGCATCTGCGCGATACGGCCGAGCAGCAGAGTCGCCTCGTCGGCGGACACCCCGGTCGTCAACGAGAAACGGACGATGGTGTCCGTGAAGTTTTCGAGCTGCTGAGTGGAGATGCCGATCTGCGCACCGAGCTGACCGATGCGGGACACTTCCTCGAAGGAGATCGGCGCGTTGGCGGCGATGTCCTGGAAGGCCCGCTTCAGCCCCTGTGTCTCTTCTTCTGTGGCCACGATGACTCGGGCCACCTGGGCGAATGCCTGCTCCTGGGAGATGGCCGCCTGCGCCATCGCCAAAGGCAGATGGGAAATGATCTGGAGCAGCGACATGAAGGACTGCTCCAGCTCGCCAACGGACGACCGCATGGCGTAGGACGACCTGGAGTACGAGGCGTTCGCCCCGGTCGCGGTGTTCGTCTGCATGGCCAGTCGCTGCCGGGACAGGGCCAGCCGTTCATCTTCCTGCGCCAGCCGCTGCGCCGCCTGAGCATGCTTCTCCCGGGCCTGCCGGAGCTTCTCCTCCTGGAGGGCGAGCTTGGAGGTGGCTTCCAGGGCCTTGAGGCGAGCCAATTCGGCCTTCTGTTCGGCCGCCGCCGCGTTCTGGGTGATCTGGGCCATGGTTCGCTGCACTCCTGCGAGCCGGGTGACCACAGCCGCCATCCGCTCGTACAGCGTGATGGTGCGCGAGAGTCGGGCGTACTCCTTCTCGCCCATGCCCTGAACACTCGACAGGGCATTGCGTAGCCCCGTGAAGGCTTTCTCCACGCCTTTGGAGGTCTGGCCCATCTTCCCTTGGGCCTGAGAAAGTGTGGAGACAATCGTCGCCAGGTTCTTGTACAGAGCCATCGTCCGCTGCATCTCGGCGGACTGCGCCCGGGACGTGCCGTTGACCGTCCCCATGATGGTGTTCAGGGCGGTGAGCGCCTGGGCCATCCGCTTGGACCCGCGCTCGATTTCCTTCTTCTTCTGCGGCAAGTTACTGATGGCAGATGCGTAATTGCCGACCGTGCTGATGAGCGAGTTGTAGACCGAAAGAGACTTACGCAGTTCCGCAGCGGTCTGCTTTTCGACCTTGGCGACACTGCCCATGACGTTGTTCAGGTTCTGGAATATTCGCTCCATGTGGCCACCGGCTTTGGTGATGGCCTGGGAACCCTGAGCAAACGAGCGGAGGTCCAGGTTGATCCGAGCAGTTGCGTCGAACCGCGTGGCCACCTGAACCTCCTAATCCGGCATGTCGTTTTGATATGCGTGCACGCGAGAAGGAAGTCTGTACTCCTCGCCCCACACACTACGGGGATTCACATAGCGAGTCTCGCCCTTCATTCGCTGACGTCCGCCCCGATTCCTCTCCATGTCCTCCCGGTCGCGCTCAAGTTCTGCGCACCCGTAACAGACCGAGGATTTCATGTCGAAGACGATTTCATTGTTCGTGGAATGGCCGATCCAGGCCGGAGTCCCACAGCTCTTGCAGGTCTCTTCTTCCAGAATCGTCAGGGCGGTGGCGAGTTTCCGATTCCGCTCGTCCGACCAGTCAGACGGCCTCCCGGTCAGCATCTGGAGCGGGGGAATCCCCCAGGCTCTGGCTGTCTTCAGTACGGGCCTCAACCAACTTGACGTCTTCCACGTCAGAGCCTCCGCCAGGAAACCCGGCATCGAGCTTGCTGGCCCACTCACGCGAGGCCGACAGGCCCGTGCCCACCGACTCCATCAGTCGGACCATCTCGGAGGAGATCAGCTTGCGCATCAGCTTCTCGGCACCCTGCGGGGTGGGCGGGGCCACCACCCGGCCGTCGGACAGCGTCATGCGGATGCAGAAGTGCGAGATCTGCGCGGCCAGGGTGTACCGGGTCCGCGCGGTCATGTATTCGAGATCGTCCTCGGAGGCGTTCTTGTAGTTCGGGTGGTCGTGGAGGAATTTCCGAGCTGCCGCCCGGGTCACCTCACCCAGTTCCTCGGACGTCTTGACCTGGAACGTCAGCTTGATGGCCGTGGAGAGGATCTTCACTCGCAGCTCATCCTTGCGCTTCTGGAGCTGCTCGATCTCGGAGGTGATCGTGTCGCGGTCGTTCAAGTACTGGTCCAGGACCGGGTCGACGAGACCGCTGGCGGGGCTGTTCGACCGGTCGGATATGACCTTGTCGAGCTTGTCCAGTTCCTCGACGAGGTCGTCCAGGGTGTCGGACACATCGGCCAGTTCGGCACCGCTGCGCTGGTCGATGTAGGCAACGTGATCGAACTCGGGGAAGGTCGACTTTCCTTCGAGGTAGTCCTCGAAATTGAAAGTGTCGGGACCGGGTTCCGGGGACCCGGTGACCGTGGTGTTCTCCGTCATGGAATTTCCCGTTCCTTGGAGGTGGATCAGCTAGCGAGAGCGCCGACCTGAACCAGGCCGTCGGACGAAACGCCCTGGGGGTAGAAAGTCGGCTGGAGCTGGAGAGGGGCGGACGCGTCGGTGATGACGTTCGGGTCACCGGAAAGGAACTTGAAAACGGTGACCCAGTCACCGTCGACGATGTTCGGGTTCCGGACCGGGTGCTTGGAAATCCGCTGCACCAGGTAGCCCTGACGAAGGGGCTTCTTGAACAGACGCATCACATCGTTGTAGATGGACTCGTCCACCTTGTTCGGGTCCTGGTCGACGAAAATGTTGAGCTGACCCTCATAGTTCTTGGCGGTCGGGTTGGCCACATTCGAGTCGTCACACAAACCACGGGTGTCGTCGGTGTCACGCTCCGTCCAGCCGAGCGTGAGATCGGTGGTCAGGGCACACGTGATGTTCAGGCCCGCGTTGATTTCGGCGGCCGTCGGAGCATCGACGTTGACTATCCCCTCGCCGTAGACCCCCTCGTATCCGAGAGTGGTCTGGTCGCCGTCATCGACCCAGAAGATCGAGATGTTCGGCGGTAGTGCCTTCACTGCTGCCATCGAGATCTCCTTGCATACGACGTCGTTGATCTCGAAGCTGATATTAACGACGAAAAGGCCCCCTCCGTGAATGTCTTAGAGAGGGCCTTTTCGTCGAGAAGGACGTCAGGCGAAACCCGGTTTCCGAGTTCCCTTATTCAGTTCTTCGAATTACTCAGGAATTACCAGCCGAGATAGGCGGATTCGGTGAAGTGCTGGTCCGGCCCACCGCGATGACTCCGGTCCACCCGACCGAAAGATAGAACCTGCGAGTGTCGCCGATTCCCACCAGATACGGGTCCCGGACCGTGCCGGAACCGGCCTCGGTCAGCTCACCCAGGCCCACCGGCTGATACCCGGTCAGCAGATCCCGGACCGCCTGCGCCAACTGAAGAGCCGACAGGCCGGACGGTGCGACGTTCTGCACAAGGAAGGACGCCTGCTTCACCACGCTGTCACCACCCGTTCCGCAGAGGTCGGTCATCCCGTTCGATCCGCCATAGGTCGCCATGTCGTACGCCTGGCCGAACCACAGGATCAGAGACGGCTTGAAGAACGCGGACGGGTCCTTGACCACGTCGACGTTCTCGGTGATGCCCTCCAGGTAGACCGGGGTGTTGGGCAGCCCCTCCTCCAGTCGCCGTTTCACGTCGAGCTGCCAGTCGAGCAGTGTCGGCATACTCTTCCCCTCCTACTTGAGCCGGGCCTGAAGCTCGGCGACCACCTGCGTGTAGCCGTTCAACACGGCCTTCATCGCGGTGATGCCGTTCTGCGTGCCGAACTCCTGGAAGGGCGCGTAGTAGGGGGCCAGCTCCTCCCAGCCGAACGTGATCTTCAGGATGTCGGTGCCGAAGTCGCCCGTTCCCGTGACCTGGCGCTTCATCGATCCGGTATCCACACGGGACCGCGCCCGGACAAGACCCTCGCCACGACGCCGCGCATTCGACATATCCAGCACCAGCCGCTGTCGGGTCTGGTTCAGATGGTTGACCACGAACGCGGACAGCCCCGTGTCCTGAGCGCTGCGGATGCTCCCGCCCCGGTAGTACCGGTAGGAGCTGCCAAACTGGTAGTTGTACTTGAACTCCACGTACGCCATGAGGAACGCCTCCTAGATCTGGTAGACGCCCCCCAGTGCGCCGACCTCCAGTGTCGTCGAAAGATTGCTGTTGAGGTCCACGGTTTCATGGTCCTTGTGGGAGACGGCGTGAGCGTTCAGTTCCCCGGAGGACATGGCCAGAAGACGTTCGGCGCGTTCCACCAATGAACCTCCGGACAGGGGCCGACCCTGCCGGTTGTATCCGTAGAAGCCCGCGTGATAGGCCCGGGGCCGCGCGGTGTAGACCGTCACGCCACCCACGCCTTCCCTCACCCGGTTGACGAGACCGTCCTGCTCGGCGAACGGGGCGGGGATCGCACTCGAAGGAAACGTCCGGGTGCAGTAGCCGACCATGTTCCGGAAGTACGCCGGGACCGCGTGCTCCAGGACGAGTTCCACCGCTTTCGGCCTGAGGGATACCCCGAGAGACTGGTACGAGGGATGCGTGTACGCGGCCCCGTCGTCCATGGCGTTCTGATTCCGGCAGGCACTCACAGCGAAGGCGTCCGGCACCGCCCGGTGCATGTCCTCGTGGAACGAGAAGTACGTCGCGGCGACGAAGATGTCCTCCTCGACCACGTGCAGGAGGTCCGGCTTAAAGGTCAGACAGTCCCGCATCCCCGTCAGCACGTTGTAGGAGTTGCCGTGGAAGCGGTGCGGAGGGACCTGCCGCAGGTGCAGCCCGGCAAAAGCGTCCGAGGAGGCGAACGCCTGAGCCGCCTCCACGCACTCGGAACTGCCCGCACGGTCAAGGCTGACCACAACGTGCACGTCCTCGGCTCGGGCGGCCTGAAGGCGCGTCAGGCAGGCGTACAGCATGTCGGGTCTACGCCAGGCCGGAACGAGGACGACATGCTTCACAGCTTCTCCAGCAGTTCGAGGGCCGTGTCCCGGAACGCATGATTGCGGACGAGGAAGTGCCTGCGGGCAAGACGTCCCATCTCCGAGCGGTCCTCCGGGGCGAGGGACGCAGCCCGGCGTACAGCTTCAGCGATCGAATCGGGGCCCGCCAACAGAAGATGCGACTGATGATGCTTGGAGGGGCCTGTCGGGGCGTCTATCAGGAAACCCCAGCCCGGCCGGATGTGCTCGTTCATCGGGGATCCGTTGGTCGTGACGACCACGGCCTCCGCCGACATGGCCTCGGTGATGTAGTGGCCCCAGCCCTCCGCCCTCGACGGGCACACGTGGATCTCCGCCTGGTTGATAAGGGTGTCCAGCTCCTCCACGCTGGGACTCACGACCAGCCGGACTCCGTACGGCACGGGCATGTCGTCCCGGGACACCACCGTGAGCGGGGGCAGATCGGGGTGGGCCCGCCAGGCTTCGAGGACCTGCATGGTCCCCTTCATGTCGGATTTCCCCCGGATGTGCAGGCACTCCAGACGACGGGGAACGGACCGGTCCATGCGGTCCTTCCCCAGGAAGCCCGTCATGTACGTCGTCCGGCTGCCGTGCCGGACGCAGGTGTTGTGCGCATCCCAGCCCTTGGCCCAGATCTGATCGAAGGCCGGAATGTAACGGAGCCACTCGCGGGGGTACCACTCCATGTTCGGAACGAGCACGTTCCGGTGTGCCCGCTTGGCGAGCGTCACGCTGACGAGTTCCAGATGGAACGCCGCGTCGGCCAGTTCCATCGTGCGCGACTTCCACGGCACAAAGCTGACCTGGTGTCCGGCGCTCTCGAAGAGATCGGTCAGCAGCTCGACATCCAGCGACAAACCCACCCCGTTGTCGTTGGTGAGCAGGGCTATCTTCAGGCCCACGTTCGGGCTCCTCCGTTCGCTACGGTCCGTCCGGGCCCGACGAGTAGGGCGGGGGCAGGGTCTGCGGATGGGCCGCGTCCACGTCGCACAGGAGGTTTCGGATCCAGGCGTTCGACGACATGAGCGGGTTCCTCACATGGAAGATGTAGTTCGTCAGCTCCATGTCAGGAGGCGCGGACGTGACATGGACAATGTCACCGGCATGGATGGGCGGACATCCCCGGATGGGCACCTGGATGCGGACGGCGTGGACCGTGCCCATGTCACCTCGGCTGGTCCTCACGCGGGCGCGCCAGTCCTTGTTGTTGGCCACACGGGCTTGCCCCTCGTAGAGGGGGATCAGCTCGGGAAAGGTCGTCCCTCCCGAGCCGTCAGGAATCGTCAGCATGCCGCTGGCAGGGTCGAATCCGTAGTCGTTTCCGCTACCTGGTCGACGGAGGATTTTGACGATCGCGTTCATGTGTCCGATGGGCACCGAACGCTGATGCCACGACCACCGTGGGTCGAGCGCCCTGCGTGAGTTGAGTGCGGCCATGCCGCCTATTGTGCCGTCCGGAAGGAGAAGAGATCCCTTCGGATTCCTTCAAAGACCCGTCGGAGCCTTTCCGGAGCGCTCGGAGGGGCGTCTCCAGTCTGAGAGAACTCGACTTGTAAGCCGTCGCAACTGATGACACAGCCGCGACTGGACTCCCTGATGACGATCGGATCGGGGTACGTCTTCTCACCCATGCGGAACCTCATTCACCCGTAGTTCCGAGAACATACCCTTCTGGGATATTTCTCGTGAGGCTTTGATGCTTCCGATCCCAGATCCCGACGAGAATCATCAGTAGAGCGACGTGAGCCAGCGTCCGATTCCAAGATTTGAAGCATAGGCCGGATCCACGGGAAACCCCCTGTTCCAGTAGGGGAGAGAGTCGATCGGATGAGGCTGGAAGTCCACGATCGCGAAGCCGCCGTCGGCCTCCTCGACCCTGTCCGCCTTGTCGTCGAGCTGCTTCGCACCGGCCAGCAGGGCGGTGGTGAGCTTCGCTCCGTCCGTCTGCAAGTCTTCCGTACGGATGACCTTCTGGATCAGCCCTTCCGAGACGGCCACGGCCCGCAGGGCGGATGCAGCAGCGCGGTACACCCGAGGAGATCCCTCACCCTCCGCCGTCTGGTACAGGGCCTCCAGATGCGCGTCGGAGAACATGTACCCGGGGGTCCCCGAGTCCGTGTAATCCACCTGCTCGACATCGGGTATCTGGGCACGGATCTGACCTATCGGACTTGACCAGTCCGGAGGGAAAACGTCGGGAGGTGAAGCCGGTGTAGTCATGCTCAGGAGACTAGCTCGGAAAAGATCCAATGCGGCATAGCATCAGGACGTGCTCCTTAGCGACTACCACCTGATCGCCGCGATCTCCACGCAGCGCATTTCCGTCGAGCCCTACAGCCCGAGGATGATCCAGCCCGCGTCCCTCGAAGTGAGTCTCGACCGAAGATTCCTGGTCTTCGACAGCCACCTCTACTCGCACATAGATCCGCAGGAAGAGCAGCCGGATCTGACGCGTCTCGTGGAGGTGGAGGACGACCAACCGTTCATTCTCCATCCCGGCGAGTTCGTCCTCGGCAGCGTCCTGGAGAAGACGACTCTCGGCAGTGACCTCGCAGCGCGCGTCGAAGGTAAAAGTTCCTTGGGGCGTCTCGGGCTTGTTGTTCATTCCACGGCGGGATTCATAGACCCGGGGTTCTCCGGTCACATCACGCTGGAGTTGTCCAACCTCGCCACCCTGCCGATCAAGCTGTGGCCCGGCATGAAGATCGGTCAACTCTGCTTCTTCGAACTGACAGGGCCAGCCGAGTTCCCCTACGGAAGCCCGGAACGCGGCTCCCACTACCAGGGGCAGTCCGGGCCCACGCCCTCCCGGTCATGGCAACGCTTCTATCGCAGCAAGATCCCGTCATCCGCAACCCGGCAGAGTTGATTCAGAATCGCTCCAGTGTCAGCGCTGACGGAATTCCGACCGGTCAGGGCCTCTACAGTGGATACCGCCCTTTCGGTGCTGAGGCTCCAACCGGATGGCCGTGGCGCGGTCCCGCAGGCGTGATCCCTTTGGCGAGGGTGCGGGACCGCGTTTCACGTTGAAAGGAGCCCTTCGTGGCACGCATGCTCGGGACTTGGTCGAAGCGCTGGTGCCCCGTCTGTCGAGGACCGGCCGGGATGGACTGCCTGGACACCTCCAGGCCGAAGAAGTCGCAGAGGGCCCGCGAGAACCGACAGTGAAAGAACGAGTCCAGGATTGGACATTGTCCAAAAACAGAACTGCCCCGGACGCGGTGATGCGTCCGGGGCAGTTCTGTTCGTCAAGCCATCACCGCAAAGCGGCTACCGCTTGAGGTGGTACGTGGAGGTGCACGTGCCGTCCTCTCGTAGGATGCTGTTGCAGTCGCCCCATTCGGCAGGTTCCTTGCAGCGGGGGATCCGCGTGTCACCCAGCGCGCGAAGCGCTTCGGCCAGCCGGTGGGCAGCGTTTATGGCGGCCTGCCACGACTCGTCGGTGAAATGTCCGTAACGCCGGTAGGAGTCCTTGTGAGCAAGTCGGGCTGCCGCGAACCCCTCCTGCGCGGGGCGGACCTCCGGGTGCAGCCACCCGAAGGCCAGGGTGGCTTCGTCGAGCATGGACAGGCCGCCTGTGTTGTGCGGGTGACCGTCCATGACCTCCAGGGCTTCTGCCAACTCCCGGGCGCTGCGATCCTTCAGCACGCCGACCCCTCTCCCTTCGATGCCTGGATGATGTCGACCTGCTGCTCCCACGGCAGGTCGTGCAAGAACTGAGCCAAGCCGTAAAGCCTCGACTTGGCGGCACGCGCCTCGATCTCGTTGCTGGCAGGCAAGGGGACCCAGGTGGCGGTGCACCACGGGGCACCCATGAAGCAGTGCAGCGCTCCGTGCGAGAAGCACCAGGCGTACTGAAGCGCCTCGGTCATGAACGGTTCCTCACTCGTTCGTCAGAGACTGGGTCATCAGGTTCACGGACCGGGTGAGGGGCGGGTAGTCCGCATCCACACCGCCCACCGTCGCGTCGACGACCCAGGTCGTCACGGCGTACTCGAAGTCCTGCCGGATCCGGTGGTACTCGCTCACGGCCGAACGGATGTAGTCGACGGCGGCCGAGCTGTACCGGGTGTACTCGGTGGTGCACGTCAGCATCTCCGCCAGCAGAGCATCGACGGCCTCGTGCCACTCGTTGAGCAGCTTCGCCTGTTCCTTCAGCATCAGACGGGTGTTGCCCGGCCCGAACTCACGGGCGTACCACTGGAGGTACGTGAGGTCGAACAGGTCGAAACCGTCACGCAGGCCACCCTTCTCCACCACGCCTTCGTAGCGGCCGATCGCCGCCTTCTCTCCGTAGGTGGTGACGGTGAAGATCTCCGCCTTGCTCTCCTGAACCTCTTGCTCACCCATGTTTCTTCTCCTTTCAGTCGACGTTGCTCTACTTGTCGGACTTCATGTCGGACGGGTACTGCGTGCACATGAAGCACCTGCCGTCGATGGTTCCGGCGTCCGGGTGCCGCGTGCACTTCTCGTAGAGCCCGAGGTTCTCGGTCTCGATCACAAGCTGAACGAGCGCCTTCTCGTGGGAGCACCCCGTCCCCGCGCACTGACCCCCCTCGCAGGGCTCGGACGCGGCTGCTTCGACAGGGCCCCGGGTACAGGCGCAGTCGCCAGAACCGGCCTCACCGCTGACGGGTCCCACGCACCCTTCCCACTCGTCGTGCCAGTCGGCGCGGTGGCCGCAGTACCCGCAGGGCATCTCATCGTTGACCTGCACAGTTGTCGGACGCAGGGCCCTGCCGACTGCGGTGTACAGCGTGCCCCAGTGGCCACTGTCCGGGTCGTTGCGCTGGATGGCCACGTTCACCCGGCTCATCAGGTCGGCGAACGTGCGGTCGCATCGGTGGCACCACCCGTTGAACGCGCAGTGCTGGGTGGTGCGACAGGGCTTCCAGCCGTCCGGCGGCAGAGTTCCGTCAAGGTACGACAGCAGCATGTCGCTGGCGACACCCGCGAGGAGCGTGGCGTCGGTCTTCTCGCTTGCCGCGTTCTGCCACAGGCGGGCGAGATCCCGCACCCGGTCCAGTCGGGCGATCAGGCCGTCTCGGTCCTTCTCGATCTCCTGGGCCTTCGCCTTCCAGATGTCGCTTCGGCGCTGCTCCTTGTCAGACACGGGTTGCTCCTTGTCGCTTGAGGGTGGCGATGCACTTGGTGCAGGTGACCGGGTGATCACCGGGCAGCCACGTGTGGTCGATCCCGGGATCCAGCCAGACCAGACAGGCGGTGTTGTGGCCGCCCGCCAGGATGCTTCGGGCTGCATGGACGGGGTCCATGCCGGGGTAGCGGACCCTCTCGGGGAATTCGACGGGGGGCAGAACCATGGGGGTCTCCTCAGGGTTGAGTGCGTGATTTACCTTCGGTGATCGCGGCGCAGTAGAAGGCGAACCTCAAGGCCCCTCCAGGTCATCCAGTTCACCGGCCAGCACCTTGCGTCCGTTCTTGGTGAGGGTGACCGGCTCGTGCCAGTCGCTGAACTCGTTTCCGCCGTCGATCCGGGGGCCGTGTTCCACGAGACCCAGCGCGACGAGAGCGGACAGGGTGGGCCGGGGGATGGTGATCCACGTGGAGGGGGTCCGCTCCTGCGACGTGTACGACCGGTAGTACGTGTACCGGGTTCGGTCGGTACCGGGGATGTTCTGGTGAATGACGCGATAGTTCCCGACGGTGCGCAAGGCGTTGAAGCGCGCCACCGTCATCTTCTTCCTTGGAGCGTCGAGCACGTGTCTTCTCCTTTCGCCCGTCAGTCGACGGGTCGGTTTCGGCGGACTCGGGGCCGACCGTTGCGCTCCAACAGTCGGTAGAGCCGCGAGGGGGCCATGGCGGCGGCGATACCGATCGCCTTACGGTCCGCGTTGGGGCTGGTCAGGTCCGCCTTGACGATGGCTTGCTCCCAGAACAGGTCCAAGTGGCGACGGACCTGAGACGTCCTGCTGAGCGTGGCGGTCAGTTCCTCGAAGGACCGCGCGTGACGAGGCGGGTCCACCGTTGTCGACTGCTTCAGGGCCGCGAGAATCGCGTCCGCGAGATCCGGGTCGACATCGGAGACCGTCTCGTTGTTGCCCTCGGCGTCGTGGAACGTGATGACCTTCTTGTTCATGTACCGAACGTTACACGACTACCGATCGGTACACAAGAAGTTTCCGTACAACGTGCCACCGTTGACCGCGTGAGTGCATACGAAGACGACCCGACGCTCTATCCGCCGCAGCCCGACCCACCCGACGACCCCAGATTTGAGTGGATCGACGTGCAGGGCTTCGGCGACGAGGGCCCCAACTGGATCAGGGGTGCCTGTCGCCACCTGTTGTTCTCTGCGGAGTTCAGCGCCGACGGCAGGGGGCTCGCGGGCTTCCCCTGTCCGGACTGCGGGCGACGACTTCCGCCTGAGGGCAGCCCTTGAAACGCCTCAGCGCCCGCCAGGAAAACGAGAAAGAAACCTGGCGGGCGCTGAAGGTTCATCTTGTCGTCGCGGGGACCATTTCCGTTTGCCCCGGGCGGCCCACGACGACATCCACTTCGCTCAACAGGTGAACCGAGAGCGTGGCCACCCTACTGAACTTGTAGACATGGAGGCAACGTTCAGCCGGAGAGCAGGTCGGCTATCGCCCGGGAGATGGGTTGCCCGGTGGCCAGCTCGATGAACCCGAACTGACCTCCCGGGTTGCACTCCAGGAACCACCACCGACCCTCGCGGTCCACGACGAAGTCGAACGCCCCGTAGGTCAGACCACTCAGCCCCATGAACGCGTTGACCGCAGCCTCCACGTACGGGGGTGTCGGAACTTCCTTCCACTGCACCCCTTCGGTGAACCGGACGTCCGCGTCGGCGCACTGGGCCTCGGCGCAGAACATCTCGGTGCCCACGACCGTGAGCCGGATGTCCGCGATCTTCTCCACGGCCTGCTGAAAACAGGTCGGAGACCCCGCAACCGAGGACAGGTCGACGTCGGGGGAGATCCGCGCAGTCGGCAGGGCAACGCCATCCGGCTGGCGGCCGGACACCGTCTTGCACACCATCGGACCATTGTGACTCCGAAAGTACCTGGCCTCGACATCGCATGTCGTGACCAAGGTGGGGGGAGTGAGCAGTCCGGCCCGGTGGGCGAGGAGGAGCTGAGGCGTCTTGTAGCGAGCCCTCTCGTGGGCCTCCGGGTCATTGACCCACCGGACCCCCGGCAAGGCCCTCAGGGAGCCGTAGAAGGCGTGCAGAGCTTCGTGCGCGGACCACTCCTGATGCGCCCCGGGAACCGCGCCAGGGAGCCCCGGGCGGCGCACCCAGACCGACCTGATCGACGACAGCAGGAGCCTGCGACGTCCGTCCCAGAGGTACCCATCGACCACCCCGTGCTCAGTGACAGAGGTGAGGTCGACCCGGCCCGGAAAATCGGCCGGGTCGACCCTGAAGACAGGCGTACCGGCCTGGTGGAGCTGGTGCACCACCATGTCCGCAGTCACGTCTTCCGGGCACGTGAGCACCAGCACCGTCATGGCGAGGCCCTAGTCGTCGAAGTGGGTCTTCGACCCGGCCGTGGAGGTGGTGGTGCTGTAGAGCGAGGTGTCCGAACCAACCACTGCGGGTGTGCCATCGGACAAGATGTTGAGCTGGCGCTCCTGGTCGTAGACGTACGGAGCGGCCGAGACGCTGTGCGTCGGGACGGCGTAGTTCAGAGCGAAGTGCACGGAGGTTCACTCCCTACGGGGATGAGTTTGCGAAAACTCCGGCAGCAGGGCGTCTCAGGAGAACATCACCAGTAGGACGTCACTTCGCCGGAGGGTGTTCCTCAGGTCCTCGAACTCGTGCTCATCAAGGCCCGTGTGCGCTCGGGACGGGATGGCAACAACTTCCGCTTCCCCGGAAGTGTGGTCGAGGACCTTCCGCCATCCTCTCCGATGATCCAGAGAGGCGTGGGGGTCTTCTTCGATCACGGTGGCCACGTGCGGCCATCCTCGGAACCGTGTGTACTCCTCCGCCTTACGGGTCAAGCGCTCCCGGGCGGCCTCGTCGGAGGTGCAGATGTATGCGACGACGGGCGTAGGCCCGTGGCGGCAGGGACGGTCGTCGTGACACCCGTACATGAGGTGAGACATCGGGCTCCTCGGGTCGACCGGCGACAAACTCTGACGGAAGTTCACCAGGTATCTCCGGTCGTACCGCAAGAGTAGAGCCGCGAATTCACTCGAAGGAAGGCCCGGTCGAGAGAGTGGCATATGCCACTTTTCCAGCCGGGCCTTCTGTGTGCTGACCTGCGGAAACTACTTCTTGGGTGGATCTTCCCGAGTGGTCCGCCGGGCACTCAGGCTGGAAACCCCACGACTGAGCGAGTCGGCGCGGTCCGCTGCGGCCAGAAGCACCATCGCCAAGCGACGGGCGTCGGTCGGGTGCATGGCCACGAAGTCGAGCTGACGCTCCCAGTCGGCCAGCACGTACGGATCCGGCTGGGCGACGTAGACGCTGTCTCGGGCCTCCGTCTCGTCCACCGACCGCACGACCCACATCGGCGGCCGATGGGCGAAGGGTGCGTGCTGCACCACCCTCCACTCGGCCCCGGCCATGGAATGTCCTGGCGGGTTGATGATGTCTGGCTTAGGGCGTTCTGCGCTCTCCGCGATGGCGACGAGCCGGTGCAGCTCTTCGCGGAGATCACCCAGCTTGAGATCGTCGAAGCCGGTCACTGGCCGGAGGTTCGCTTCTGCTGCTCCCGCCACTCCAGGCGCAGCTCACGGAGATCGTTGCAGATCCCGTCGTAGACGCCTTTCGCGCGCACGAGAGTCTTTCGCGCATCTTCGGCGTCAGCTTCCAGACGCCTCTTTTGGTTTTCGTACTCTTTTTCGGTCATCACGTGACCTCCCCTTCCGATTGCAGCCAATTCAGCCCGAACGCCTCCAGAACTGAGGCAGAGACGGGGGATCCTGCGACTTCCATTTCATCGACGAGCCGTAGGGCCCGATCGGCGATCACCAGCTCCCGGGGGACGGGCGCAACGTCGTCGCCGAGGCCACGGAGGAACTCCGCGACCCTGGACCAGGAGTAGAGCGAGGTTCCCCCCACCTTCTCTTCAGGTTGCGGAAATCCTCCCGGACCTCTTTGTCCCTTTGACAGTTGCACCAGTGACTGTCGGCTTCTCCCTGCCCGTTGTGCGGCGATGTCCAGGGTTACTGTGTCGTCGTGGATCACGCGCGATGCGCGAAGCCCTTCCATCCGGCGGATCTGTCGAGAGACCAGCGCGATGGCCTCAAGGATCGAGTCAGCCTCCACGTCGCAGTACAGCTCCGACACGCCAGGGCCGCCCGTGGTGTAAGAAATGGATCCGTCTGCGAAGAGCGAAAACCATCCGTTGGCGTTGAAGTCGATCAGGTTGGTCTCAGCTCGGGTCAGTTGCCGATTGAGAGCCAGAGCGAAGGTCCATTCGACAGACACGCCCTTGTCCTTTTCTTGAGTTGCGGCATTTTTGCTCGTGGTAGTGACAGGGGTGGACTCGTTGCAATTCACCTCTGTCATTTCTCGATCTTCAGGCGCTCCGCCTCCGGGTACTGATGTAGGGCTTGCCGGGTTCATGCCGCCCCTGGCAGTGAACCTTCTCGTCACCCCGGAAGTACTGGTGACCGTGATGGTTCATCTCCCCGAAGAGGTGGCAGCGGATGGTCCGGATGGCAGCCACCCCTCACCCCCCGGCCGATCGAGCGGCCTCAATTTCCGCCCGAGTCACGGTCTCGAAATGCCACCACCGGCCGCCCTCCCACTGCATGATCTTCGCGCTGGAGGCCGGACCCGACTCGGAGAAGACCTCGCGGATCTGGTCGTACGTTTTCCGTTCACTGGTGTGATCGGACTCGACAGGGTCCCCGGTGCCGGTCAGGATCAGTCGCCACGGCTTACGCGGCCTCGACGCCATGATCGTCACCCCTCCTTGGGCGAAGCCTGATCGAGAGCGCGCTCGGTCTCGTACAGCTCCACGGCGTGCGTGGTGGCCTGGAAGATCGCCGCCCGCTCGCCGAGCTGCACCATCCCTTGCAGGGCCCGGTTGATGAGGCCGGTACTGATCCCGGCGTCGACGTCCTTGGCGAAACGGGCGAGCATCTCGGAGAGGTCCCGGGCTTCTCGGGTCAGGTGGTCCCGATCCGAGTTCATCTGGTTGGTGAGCATGCGGTGTGCATGACGGGTGGTCACGGGGCTTCCTTCTCTTCGGCGGAGCGCTGGTGGGTGACGAGCGGCAAGACGGCGGCGAGGACTTCACGGACACTGTCGGCGGAGAAAGCGCCTACGGCGCGGACTCCGGCCATGACGAGGTCGTGCGGAACGTCCTGGGGTCGAATCGGTGACGAGACGGGCTGGTCCGTGGGTGCGGAAGCCAGCAGGGCATCTAGACAGGCGTTTGCGCGAGGAGTACTGAGTCCTGCCTGGGTCAGGTAGCCAATCAGGCGAGCCCGATGGGATACGTAGTCGTTGGTGGACACGGCTTCACTCCCGGTCCTTGTCGGTGGGCGGCCCCATGCGGAAGAACACGCTGGCCAGCCCCGCGTTCACCCGATCGCGGCTACGGTTCGCCTGTTGCCGCTCGATGCAGCGGTGCTCGGGCAGGGACTCCAGCGTCCGGGTCCGGACCCTCGTGCCACAGTCGGAGCACCGGATCAGGCCCGTCCGCTCCCACTCCCGCTCCTCCTCCAGCACCACAGCGTCGACGGCATCCGCAAGTCGGAGAATGGCGAGCCCGGGTGCACCAGACCAGTCATGACTCTCTCGCCGGATGCTCCATGCGTCACGGCGCTCCACCGCACGGTTGATCTTCACGAACACGTCGTCGGCGAGAGGGGCCGCGAAGGCCACTAACTCTTCCTGTACCTGCCGACGGGCCTCGGCGAGCAGATCCTCGGCGCTCACTCGTCCTCCTCGACCTGGATGCTGTCCACCGGCAGTTCGGTGACGCTGTAGAAGTAGTCGCTGTAGTTGACGCAGCGCCGGGTCAGCTTCCGCATCTTCCACTCACGGCCGCCGTCGATCTCCGAGAGGTGGACCCACGTCCGGCCGATCTTGTCGACCCGGGCCGGGACGGGCGGAGTGTTGCGCATCTTGCGCGCCCCCAGGCGGACGAAGACGGTGTCACCCACGTCAGGGAGAGGCGACTCCTGCGCCATACGGGCGTGTCGGTAGTAGTCGTCGTTGACGTCGTTGAGGTTCTGGACCGAGAAGGGGACGGCTTCCTGCCAGAGTCGCTCGGCTCGCCCGAAGCCCTCCTGCTTCCACAGCCGGTGCCACAGGTCGTGCAGGTCCTCCGCCGGGGTCTCATCGATCAACACGCCGAGAACCTTCGGGTCGGTGGGGACGATGTTCGTCATCGGGTCTCCTCCTCGGAGGTCTGCTCGGCGGTCACGGTGATCGTGTAGATGCCGAACCTGTCAACGTCGAAAGCACGGGAATGCCGGTTGTGCAGCTTTTGCTCAGCGCCCCCTTCGTCATCGAAGACGCAGTAGCCCTTCAGGAAGCTCTCGTTGTCGGCGAGGACGGTGAAGGCGTTGCTCACTGCGGACCGCAGGTCCGGTGCGATGACGTACAGGGTTCGGGTGTACGTCTCGTGGATGCTGTGCATCAGGGTCTTCTCCTTTCCGTTTCGTTTCGGGTCAGCAGGTTCTGACGTAGATCCTGCCGTTGTCGTCGTCGGTGAGCGTGATCACCCCGTTGTTCTCCTCCAGGTCGTCGGACCAGCAGATGTGGGTGTTGCGGCCGAGACCGTTGACCAGGGTGTCGCTGAGGATCTTCTTCAGCCGCAGGTTTTCCTCGGCGAGCGGCTTGACGACCTCGCGGTTGTGCAGGGTCACCAAAGCCTCGGCCCATTTGCGGGCGGTCTCCTCGTCCATCCCGTCACCGGCCTTGACGAAAGCCTGCGCCAGGTAGGAGGTGATCCGTTCACCCGTGTCGTGACGGAGATCGTCGCTCACGTCCCACCGTCCTTGTGCTTCTTCAGGTGAGTCCGGACGCTCGCCTCGGTTCCCCGGTAGACGCATCCATTCTTGGGGCACTCCTGCCAAGTACCGGCTTCGACGGCCGCCAAGGTGACCGAGTTGTCCGGGCCGTACCCGTGAGCGGCAAGGAAGGCGGGGATCGAGGCCCCGTGATGGACCGCGATGTAAGCCGCTTCCGCCGCCTTGTCGTGACCCTGAGCGAAGTACCTGCGGTATCCGATCTGGGTGCCGCAACCGCAGAAGCAGTACCCGGTGGGTTCGGGGGGTGGAGTTGTCATGACGCCACTCTAACAAGTCTTGGCCTATCAAGACAAGTCTAGAAGTTTCCAGTTGCGCTTGAATGAAGCAAACCCAGTCTGACCTGCGTCTTTTCCTTGAGTTTCACTCCCGGGTCAACATTTTGAGCCTCGGAAGAGTCACGGGCTTTACAGAGCCGTCGAAGGACGCATGTAGCTCTCGTTTTTCCGAGAGCAAGCGCCGCCCTGACCAGCCGGTACGCCCGCGTAAGAACAAGTACTTATCCTCTAGGGAATCCGTCGCTGCGCTCCGGATGCCCTCCGGCCTCAGCCGGGTCGTCGTTCGGAGAAGATCTTCGATCTCCTCCTCCTCCTCCCCGGCTGGTGGGTTGGTCGCGTGCGGGGGCTTCGGGGAGGGGAGGAGGAGGATTCTCGCTTCGCTTCTCCAAGCCAGCTCCGCAGCCCGGCGCGGCGAAGGTGGTGGGCCGGAGTCCTCCCGGCTTCGCTTAGGGTGCGACCACTTCTATGCCCAGGGTGAGTCGCATGCCGCACAGGCTGAGTATCTGTTCCGCCCACCCAAGGCTCAGGGTGGCTTTCCCGGTCAGCATCTGGTTCAGGTGCTGGGGCGACAGACCTAGTTGCCGAGCGGCGTATGCCTGGGTGATGTCGGAGAGCAGGAGTGCTGCTCGTACCTGCTTGCGGAGTCGGTCTTCGGGGTCATGTGCATTTGTCATGAACGCAGCTTTCCTCGGGTTAGGGCCGTAACGGCCCCCATCCTGCACCCTGTTGCGTCGTGGTTTGATCATCCGTGAAGACGAGAAAGACCTCGGTCTGCTCCATCAGTGACCCAAAGATGGGCCACTCGTAACCCAAAAATGGTAAGATCCTGCATCGAAAGGAGATTCTCATGACCACACCTGATGAAAACGAAGTCCCGTCACCCGCTTCGAACGCTTCGGCCGGGCCTGTTTCCTCGGAGAGCCTCTTCGAGAACGTCCTGTCCACCGCCATGAAAACGGACCTGAGCCACGGAACCCAGAGGCTCTACACGATCCTGTGCGGAGTGGGGTATCAGACGCAGTCGGACCTGGTGCACGTGACGCCGTGGGGGCTGATGAACGTGCAACGAGGAACCAAGAACGGGCCGATGTCCCGGGCAACCGTCACCCGGCACTTGAGGGAACTCCGCGACAAGGGCCTAGTGAAGATCATCGGCCCCCTTCGGTCCTCCGACCATCACCAGCTTCTTCTCATCCAGATCCTCCCCGTTTCACCGGTCGGGAACTTGGCGGAGAAGGTCCGCTAGCAGGGGGGACGTTCGCCTCCGGGTGTTTTCAACTACCTGCGCAACCATGCAGGTTACGAGCTAACGCAGGTTATTCTCCCCATGCCCGGCCCTGCCGGGAGGGGAGGATGAGCGGCATCATGCGGGAGGAAATTCGGATACCGGACCAAGCTGGATCCGAGCGCGTGAGCGATGAAGGCCAGCAGGCACTGGATGCGTACAGAGAGTGGCGTCGCAGTCACCCAGTCCTTAGGTTTTATCCCACGAGACAGGCGCGAACCGTTCACGACGTTCTCGCGTTGATACGGGAAGAACCTGCGGTGGAGGACGAGTGAGGGCGACGTACGAAGTGACTGAGTGGAAGAACCGGGCTCATGCTGCTGGCGTGGGCCTGTCGGACGTGATAGCCGAGTTTCTGTCCTACGGCTTCTGCCGGGACCCCGATTTCGCGGCAGCCGTGATCCATGAGCTGGAAACCTTGATCGGCATCTTGCGCCGGGAAGGCTACGACGAAGGTGTTCTCGACGAAGGGCGTCAGCGTCTGGACCTGCTGGCCTGGTCGGTGAAGCGGGTCGGGTGCCTCCCGGACGATCCCGCCTGAAACGCAGAAACCCCCCGGCTCCGTGAGGAGAGGGGGGTCTCTCGGAAAGGAGAAGAAAACGTGGCTCCCCAACACAAGAAAGGAGGACGCTCTTCAGGGATGGGAGGGTGAAGTCCGCATCCGTGAACAACTTTGCCACACGATCTGGCAGCGTGCAAGCAACCAACACTGCCACGCACCACTGACAGTCCCTCTCAAACTGCGAGAGCCCGCACCCGAACCAAGATAGCGAACAAGGTTGTTCGGCACCGAACACTTCTGTACGGTTGGTATATCACCGAACAACAGTGTTCGGCATCGAGAGAGTGGGGGGGTAGCTGTGCCGCTGAGCCCGAAGGAAATCTGTCAGCTCACAGGACACGAGACGACGGACGCCGTCCGCATGGCCATGAAGCGGGGCGGAGCGACTCTCGGAGTACACGTCGTCCTCGACTTCAAGAGTTCCGTCAAGCGAGCGTACGAGGAGTCCGACGTGTGGCGGATCCTCGGCAGCCGAATCCTCGATCAGGCCGAGAAGGACCCGAAGGTGCGCGACCTGGCCTGGAAATGGCTGGAACCCGAGATCCGGCGCAGCGTGGTTCACAACCGTGCGGCCATGCTCTACCCGCAGGCCCTGGCATCGCAGGACGAGGGATCCGAGAACTGATCCGGAGATTCGCATTGCGGGTCAAGTCCTAGGCCCGCTAGTGTTTTTCCTTCGAGGTCCACGAGGACCTTGAAGTGGAGCCAGGACATCCTCCGGACGGAGGACTCCTGGCTTTCGCGTTGAGATGCCTGGTGACGTGGTTGCCGGGAAGTCGGACAGGGGTCTCCTGGGGCAGACCGGGAGCCCTGATCGGCGACGGGATCCGGGTGGACATGCGCAGCGCTGGCGTCCTCCCTGATGTACGGGTGGTGGGGCCGCGTACACACCAGAACAGCACGAAGACCCCCGGTCGCAATCGGGGGTCTTCGCTCTGCCCGGAGGAACGGGGTGCCGGGCAGCGGGACGGTGGGCGCTCTCCCGGATCACCCGCCGCCCGGCTCGTAGGTCAGGAACCCGACTTGGTCGAGCCCTTCGCCGAGGTGGTGCTGGACTTCGCCGACAGCGTGGTCAGGCCCGACGGAGCCGCGAAACCCGAACCGCCCGCCACCGGCAGGTTGCCCTCACCCGTGGAGACCGCGACGGCCGAGGCGTCGATACCGGCCGCACCGATGATCGAACGCACGCGGTACTGGATGTCGTCGTGGCTGAAGCTGCCCTCGAACGGCGAGATCTCCGAACCGCCCAGCGCGCGGCCGGTGTCGCCCAGCGCACGCACCTCGGGGGTCTCGTGGCCACGCAGGAACGCGGTCACGATCGCCGGGCCACGCTCCGTGGTGCCGCCTGCGGGCAGAAGGTACCAGGTGGAGGCGGCGTTGGCCGACAGGTCGATCAGCGGCAGCCACGGGGACTCGACCACGGTGAAGCGACCCGCCACCGGGGACGCCACGTTCGTGCGGATCTCGGAGCCGTCGGGCATCCGCGACACGCGCATGTACGTGGTGGACCGGGCGATCTCCTGCGCGGTGAGCGCGAGGGACGGCGGCACCAGGAGCACGAAGTTCTGCACGCGCACCTGACGACCCGCCACCTGCCGCGAGCCGATCTGGTTGATCGCCTGCTCGACGGCGTCCAGGCTCAGCGGCGGGTTGGTGATCGCGACGGTCTCGCCCGTCTCGTCCCGCACGTGCTGGACAACGTGGTTGCCGACCGGGGACATCGGACCGAAGTTCTCCGTGGTGGAGAAGAAGTCCGGGTTCGGACCCGACGCGGTCGCGAGGACGCCCGTGGTCAGGACGTCCTCGGTGTCACGCGCCCAGCGGGCCATCTCCGTCGGAAGCTGCTGGAGGACACCCAGCTCGTCGTTCATGAACGCTTCCCAGGAGAACGGGAAGCGCGCGCCGGACTTGTTGACGAAGAAATCCGTACCCTCGGTGGTGAGGTTGAAGGTCGGGTACTCCGTCAGCTCCGGGATACGCGGCAGCGCGCGGACGTGACGCTCCGCACCACCGTTGCGGTCCGGCGACTGGTTGAAGCCGGTGTCCCAGCGGACCATGCGGGCCGGACGGAAGTCGGGCACCGTGGTCCGGACCGAGAAGGTCGGCCACTGCTGAGGCAGTTCGGCGTACTGGCCGATCATGGACGCCTGCGAGATCGCCTGAAACAGCAGCGGGAAGTCGCCGCTGGAGACGGCCTCACGCAGACGGCCCATCGGGACGGGGGCACCCGTCTCCGCCTCACGCTTCAGGCGCAGGAACTCGATGGCACGGGACATCTTGAGCAGACGGGCGTCGGTCGACTCGCGCAGCGCAGCGCGGCGCTTGCCGTGAGCCTCGGCGATCCGGGCGAATTCCGGGTTCTCCGTGGCCTTGATTCCGTCGAGGAGGTTCAGCGCGGTGGTCATTACTCAGGAGCCTCCTTTCAGGATCCGGTGGCGGGCTGGTCGGGGACGGCGTTGGCGTCACCGGGGGCGGGCTGGACGACATTGACGATCGGAACGCCGTCCATGGTCTGGCCGACGATCACGCCGAACGGGTCGGAGTTGGCCGCCGTGGTCAGCCGGGCGCGGGTCGAACCCGAGGCCGGGAGGATGTAGACCGGGGTGCCGGATCCCATGGTCGCGGCGTTCCAGCCGGTGACCGGGAAAGCGAACGCGCCGACGAGGGCGACGGAGGCCCAGCCCGGTTCCAGGGAGTTCGCGGTGTTGCGCGCGACGGAGACCGTGGTCATGCCGGTGGTGTAGGAGACCGACTTGCCGCCGACCTCCTGAGCGAAGCCGACGATGGAGCCGACCTTGACCGGGTCGCCCGGCAGGGTGGGGTCGTCGTTCTTGGCCGGGTCGTCACCGCGCAGCGGAAGCGGAAGGCTGATCCACTGACCGTACTTGTAGACCTCGTTAGTCGCCATCAGTAGGTACCTCCGCCCAGCAGGGAGCGAAGCTCCGACAGATCGGTGTCGGAGGACGAGGAGGAGGAGAACGAGGTCGTCGACTCGGTGAGGCCGAGGTTCGAGGTCTCTCGGTGCTCCAGGCCGTTGCGCTCCGACTCGCGCATCAGCTTCTTGTAGTAGTCCCGCTCAGCGGTGATCGCCTCGTGGATGTCCGACTCGGGGCGCAGGCTCTCCGCGACACGGATGATGGAGGCCAGCGGGAGCTGGGACTTCAGAAGCTCGGCGAGAACCTCGCCGTTCTTCTTCGACTCCTTCATCCTCTGCTCGGCGGTCTCGGCGCGGTCCCGGAGGAACGTGATCGCCTCGGCCAGCTTCTGGTTCTCCTGAACCTGCTTCTTCGACTCGCGCTGCGCTTCCTGGAGCTGCTGCGCCATGCGCGCCACGTCGACCGAGAGCTGGTCGAGGCGGTCACCGAAGGTGTTCTTCATGGAGGCGACCTCGTTGAGGAGCGCTCCGGTGCCGGTGGTGGACGGAATGTTCGACATCTCCGCGCGAGCGGAGGTCGCGGTCTGGTCCGCCGGAGGCGATGCCTCCGACGTGGCCGACTCGGTCATATTGACGAGCCTTCCTCCCGCTCCAGCGCGGGTGACGACATCTACGGACAGGCCCTCGGTGATGGCTCGCACCATCCGGCCTTCGGCCGTTTCCTCGATCTGGCCTGCCGCACGAATCGACAGACCCACGACCGGGGCGAGCTGGCCCACGAGGGCTTTCGCGTTCTCGGTGAACTGGATGCGAGCGAACAGACCCCGCCCGTCCGGACCTTCCTCGAACTCGGCGTCATCGAGAAGCCATCCCGCGATATCCCGCACGCTCCTTTCGGGGCGCTCCATTTCTTCCGACCCGGTCGGGTGGTCGAAATAGACGTGCGTTCCTGCGCGGAATGCCCGAGGGCCGTCGCGGTGGAGAACTTCAGCGGGATAGAAACCGCTGGACCCCTGAACGTCGGCCTCGATAAGGCGAGCGCGCCAGATGCCCTTGCCCGAAGACAGGTCGGGCGAGAGAATCGATGACTCCCGCAGCGTTTCCTGGCTCATGCGCTCCTCACTCTGCAATGACGAGGTCAGCGTAATAGCACAAGCAGTAAAAAATCACGGCGGAAGATTATTCGGAACCCTCGTCCCGAAGCTCGTGGTCGCCCCGGCTCATGGGGTCAGGCTGCTTTGGGGCCGCAGTTGCCCGGGAATTACCCGCCTTCAAAGGGTTGGGTGCACCCGGACCGCCCGTGCCGCTGTCGGGGTTTCCGTTGGATTCCCCGCCATTGACGGCCGAAGACATTTCTTGGATTTTCTTGAAGAGAACGGGCAGATCTTCCATTGCCGGAGCCTTCGCGGCGAAGTCGTTCCACTTTCCGTTCCAGGCGTCCAGCACCATTGCCCGCGCTTCGTCCCCCGTGAAGAGTCCGAGACGGATCGCCATGTCGAGAGCCTGAAGACGGCGGTGAACCGGCTCCTCGTCGATCTGCGGCCAGCGAATGCGCACCTTCAGGCCCACCAGCTTGAAGATGGAGGCGAACATCTCGTTCATCACCTTCTGGCGGGCCTGCATCACCAGAACGGTCGAGGTGTCCAGGCTGGTGGCTGCCGCATTGTTGGCGATCGACGGGTCCTCCGTCAGGGCGGGCAGAGGGACGTCCAGCGCTGCCGCGATCATCGCCGCCAAGGGGCGTCCGGCGTCGAAGTCGACGGCCGCGCTGCGCCCGACGGCGGTGAGATCCTGACCGGCCCCCAGAACGGCTGAGGCACCGACCGCCAAGCTCTGACCCGTCGCGGGGTCCATCCTCGGAGACTGGGCCATCGCAGCCGCTGTGCGACGGACCGAACGCGACTTGTCACTTGTCACCTTCCATGCAAATCGCGCGTACGCCTTTGTGAGGGTGGCGCAGTTTTCGAGGTATTCCTTGTATGCGCGGGTCCACCAGACGGCGGGAAGCACGTCGGGGACGCCCCAGCGCCAGCCGGTCAGGCGGTTGAAGGGGACGTGCACGAGGATCTTGTCGTAGTTGACCTTGTCCCCGGCTATCTCCTTCGGCCCCCGGCCTTTCCCGAGCTTCCGCAGACCGGCGGGGGTGGGGTACCACTCGTCCTGGAAGGCGAAGTTGGAGACGTTGCCGCCCTCCTGCGACACCTTGTGCCAGGTGCGGCCCCGGGCGGACATCTTCGGGTTGGTGACCGGGGACGTCTCGACCCCGGTGTCCAGGTCCAGGTCGAGGGTCCAGTCGTTCCAGGTGCGCCGGATGAAGAGCAGACTCTCCCGGTTCCCCCGCTGTGAGACGCCTTCGGACACCTCGTCGAAAGGGATTCGCTGGATCTCCTTGGTGCGTCGGTCCACCAGAAACTGGAGGTTCCCGTCGGTGGCCGCCGTCGACTCCAGTTCGAGCTGCGCCAGGGTTCCGGTGAGAACTTCTTCCACGCCCTCGGGGAGTTCTGGTTCGAGGTTCACCGTGCGCGGGCGTCCGGGGCCTGCCATGAATTGCGTCGGAACGACGGAGACGCCACTGCCCCAGATGTAGCCAGTGCGGACTTTCAGGGCCCGCTCGATCAGGGGATTGATGGTGGCGACAGCCCTACAGAGTTCGCTGGCCCGCTTCAGGCCGTCCAGGGTGAAGGAGTTCGCGTCTTCGGCGAAACCCATGAGGGGCTTCCAGCCGATGTCCTCCAGTGCGAGCTGCGCCCTGCCGAACTCCCCGGCCTCCCGCATCTCGTCGGATATGAGACCCGTGAGTTCTTCGTTCCGCTGCTCCAGGTTGGTCACGAAGGTTTCGATCTCGCTGATCGACATCTCGTTGAGCGGCTTGGACGTCTGCATGGCCACACAATAACGGTGGAATTATCGACGTGTTTTCCGGATGGACGGACGTCCTTTGTTCAACCAGATATCCAGAGATTCAGCCAGCATTGTGACTGCGCGAGACAGGGATCCGACATTTTCCTGGGGCTGCTCAAGGAGTTTCTCAACAACTCGAAGATAACTGTGACACACCTCCTGTTCGGCAGACCCTTCCGGGTACTCGGAGATCCGCTGTGATATTCGGCTTCTCGCGGCATGCGCCGGGTTGAACACGTTGACTCCCGAGGAGGTGACGAATCCGCATCTGGTGAGTTCGTCCTGCAAGTTGACGGGAAACGCAGACACGCCGTCAGCGGATAGCGGATCGAGGGTGGGTCAGTACGGCGAAATGGAGTACTCCGAGTCGTCGTCGTTCAGGGCGTCGAGGACGTCGTGCACCGAATCCGAAACCGTGTCGCCGACGTCCAGGAGGCTGTCCGAGACGGGGGCGACCGCGTAGGCGATGGCGTCGGAGTAGTCGGGGGAGCGGCCGTGCTCTTTCCTCATCTCTTCCTTGGAGAGGATGAAGAGGCGACCGTTCTTGATCTTGTAGAACACGATCTTCAGGTCGTCGGAAACCTTCTCGTCCGGATCCAGGATCTTCGCCGAACCGTTGCGCATCCTCTGGCGGAGCTGGTCGTACCAGTACGCACGAGCGTTGCCGTAGCCGTAGACCGAGCCACCCGTGTTCGTGGGTGGAGCCGCCGAACCGTGCATCTCGTAGACGGTGAACCAGGGCTCCGGCAAGAGCATGCTCCGGGCGTTCAGGGTGTCGACAACACCGGCACCCAGGCCGACGGCGTCGACCCGGATCTCCACCCAGGGTGCCTTCCGCTCCTCCTTCAGCCGCTCTGCAATTTCGAGGACCTTGTACGCCGACGAAACGGTGTCCGTGCCGGACCAGCTTTCCTCGACCTTCGCGGTGACTCCCGAGTAGGACGCGACCACCGTCTGGTCGGAACCGAAACGGGCGACGTCGACGCCGAGCCGGAGGATTGAGTGGAGCGCCGGAGCGGGGGGTTCGTCCCGGGCGTCGGCGATTACGTGCGGAGGGAAGAGACTCGACTGGGACTCCTGCGGGAACTCCGCCATGACCTTCGACAGGTAACGAGGATCGTTCTCGCCCCAGGAGTCGAGCCGGTCGGACACCCAGTCACGCGAGACCAGGACCTCGTTCAGCAGACGCGGAACAGGCTCCCCGGTGAAGTTCGGGGTGGTGTGGGCCGGGATGGAGATCCGGTTCCACAGATGCGCCGTGTTGCTGTCGAGGAAGTTTTTCCCGAATTCCGTGTTCCTGTCGTCCGGGTTACCGATCGCCAGGATGCGGCAGCCCATGTTGGTAGTGATGGCCTCGACACCCGTCCAGATTTCCTCCGGCACGCCACATGCCTCGTCCAGAAGAGCCAGGACGTACCTGCGGTGAATACCGTGGAACGAGTGACGGTCTCCCTTGGCGGGTTTGCGTCCGAACCCGACAATTTGGCCGTCTCCGAGCTTCCATTCGTCGGCCTGCGTCACGCGGCCCGGCATGGGGTAGTCGCCACGTGCTGCCGACGAGTGGTGCTTGCGAATCTCTTCCCAAAGAATCTTGTTCACCTGGGCATAGGTCGGCGCGGTCGAGACAACGATGGCCTGTCCTGGAGGCTTGGTGGAGACCCACCAACACGCGAGCACAGAGGCGATCATGGAGTTGTGCGTGGGTATCCCGGACTCCCCGCATAGGTAGAGATGATCCGGAGAGTCAACCTGTATGCACTGAACGTGACGGTCGCCAACGGGCCTCACGTTTACGACACGCCATCCATCATCTCCCCACAAATCAGATCCGGACAGGAACTTGCACTGAGCCAGGGCCTGTTCGTCCTGATCGACGAGGAGGGTCGTGGCCCTCGTCCCCATCAGGGCAAGGTGATGCAGGTGCGAACCGTAAGACCGCTCTCTTCGGTAGACAGTGCGAATTCCCAGAGATTCCAGATGCCTCCTGGCTTCCTCCAGTTCTTGCACCCGACCTTCACGAGACCGCCAGAGCAGACTGGTCCGTCCGAGTGGGTCGAGCACTCCTCTTTCGCGCAAGAGTTCGGAGATCCACTCGTCCGGGTTCCAAAGCGGACCACGCGACTCCAGATCTGGTATCGAAGCGGGGATCACATAGGAATCACGTGAAGCCGCGAGTTCCCGGGTGGACAGATTCTTGGCTCGGTGATGCCACAGTCCCGTGTGGACCGTCACGCGAGCCCGATCCGAGCGAAGCTGTATCTGCGCGAATTCCCGGGAAGACAGGACCGGCCATATGTGATCACCAGAAGCCACGATCGTTTCCCGGACCCCGGCGTTCTCCAGAGTGACCTCGTACGAGTCGGCCACGTGGTGACCTGTGGTGGCCACCACAGGCACGACGCTCCGGTCCGACCCGAGAACCTTCATCCCAGGTCGAATCTCCCCCATGGCAACCAAACCTGACGGAGTATGAACGGGTTCGTCGAGTCCAAGAGCTTTGCCCGTTCCATGACAGGAGGCAACAACGGTCCTCTTGTTATGGATGAGGGAATCACAGATTTCCTGCTGCTTGGACCAGAGGTGAACACCAAGAACATCTCGGGCCCATCCGGCGGGATCATTTGCCCATCCGGCTTGCCGAGCCTGATTGCGGAAGTATTCCTCGGCACCCGAAAAGATCTTCTCTTCCAGCATGCGTGTCGCTCCTCCCGGGCTTCTCTCCATGCATACTGTCAGTACAGGTACAGTTTTCAGTAACACCCCCTCCGGATCAGCCGAGCGGCTGGACGGACCTCCACTTCCTCGGGGTGTTGCAATGCAAAACCAGAAGCCCGCATGCATCCTTACGGCATGCGGGTTTCTGTTTTCGGGCAGCCTTCAGATGGAAATGTCGACAGGGTGTAGGTGGAAAAGGGGCCTCCGAGCTGCACCGGAGGGGGTGGGCAGAAGGAACGTTTCCTTCGCCTCCGCAAAGATCGAGCGTCGAGCGGTGTCGTCCGAGCGGATGGCCTGGGCCAGTTCAGACCCTACGGTTACCAGACAACTGTCAGAGCAGTTAAGCCGTTTCGGGTAGGAAAACCCCTGAACCAACTTTCATTCTCAAGCGGCCTGTGCCATTCTGAGGAGCATGATGAAGAACATGTACCCGCAAGCGTGCAACGTCTGCGATGGTCATGTTTCCGCTGGGGAGGGTCACCTTCGGAAGACCGCGTCATCCGGCTGGAGCGTGACCCACGACACCTGTCCACACGGACCCGTACAGCACGGCAACGCCAAGGCTTACACCCGGCGAGCAGTCCAAATCATGAATCGCACTGACGCAACTCGTGACGAGATCACAGAAGGTGTCGCGATGCTTGCCGAACTGATGCGCACCGGGTGGGCTCCTCGTGAATCCTGCGAAAGGGTTGTGCTGAACGCTCGCGCAATCCGTGATTGGGATCGCCTGGGGGTCGAAATGCTCCTGCACGTCTTCACCCTGGAAGAGTCGGTCTCCTCCTAAGGCTTCTTCAGTCCAAGCATCAACAGAAGTTCCCGAAGTTCCGTCTGAGCGTTGGGCCGCCCGTACGCCCAGGCCGACGCGGAGAGCATTGCCGATCGCAGGCAGCCCTCGCACTCTGTGCACGTGCACGGGGGTGCCGAGGGCTTCTCTTTTTCCGTCATAGACCTACGAGGTTACTGCACTTGCAAGTGGCCTAGGTCATGTGGTTTCGTAGAAGAGGTCAGGGCAACACACCCCGGTTGACCAACCGTCAGGGTGCCGCCCGACCTTGACACGGAAACGGAGAAGAAGAGATGTCCAAGGCTTCCATGACCGCCGGTACCGCCCTCCTCGTTACCCTCGCCAGCGGTGTCACGTTCCTCCTCGCCACCCCGGCCACCGCCGAAGGGATGTGCCCCAAGGGCTGGCACGAGGTGGTGAAGGAGGAGATGATGATGAACTCGGACACGGACCAGTACGAGCTGGCCACCATCACCGAGTGTGCCAAGGACGAACGTCCGTCCAACATCTCGGTCCGTACTTCCGTCACCGTCGACACCCACCTCCTGGACAACAACCTCCAGAAGACCGGCAGCGGCCTGGTCCCCGCCGACCGTTTCGAGTACCTCGGCGAGAAGTTCCCCGGCCCGGACGGCAAGATGTACATCGCCATCAAGCAGATCACCACCGGCAAGGGCGGCTGGGGCGAGAAGTACCAGGGCTGGATCCCCGTCGAGAACACGATCGACCCGGACATGTTCTGATGTCCACCGTCTTCCGGGCCCGACAGGGGCGTGACCCGAACTTCTGGCCGGTCACCTACCACGTACCTCAGCTCCCCCTGAACGACCTCCAGCAGAAGGTCTCGGAGGACCTGTTCGGGGTGGCATGCACCGCAGACGGATGGCTCGGCGTCGTCGAGGACATCAAGGACTTCAACGCCCGGCGAAAGTACTCCGGCGTCACGTGGACCCTGGGGTACGCCTTTCGTTCCGGACGACGGGGGCTGAAGTCCACCTGGTCCTGGATCCTCCCCGACGGAACCCTCCAGAGAGATCTGCCGGGAGGCTCCGAGCGCATCTTCTTCAAGGAAGTCTGCCAGGAACTGCTGGACGCCCATCAGGAGCCGGAGCGATTCGGCATCAGGGTGGAGCCGAGCGACTTCGCGGACAGGCTTCTGGAGAAGAAGAGCTGAACAATCGACAAGGCCCCCGCCATCGGACCAGGGCGGGGGCCTCTCGGGGTGGCGCGGCCGACGACTGCCTGTTACATCCGCCGCGTAGTCGCAGACTGACACTCGAACGCGGCAAACTTACCCAACACCCCGCAAGTACAGAAGGGTTCCCCCCCAATGGCCGATATTTCGAGCCTGACCGACAACCAGATCGAAGCACTGCTGGAACGAGCGGAGTATGACAGCGAGGCGCGAATCCTGGGTTTCGTCTGGGGCGGTGACCCTGTGCGGTCTTACGGATTCATCAAGGATGCCCCGGACTGGTGCACGGGCTACCACGCCTCAGGCGATCTGGTGACCCGAGACTGGTTCCGGCTGGCCGTGAAGGAACTCCGGAAAAGCCGGGGCAGCCTTCTCGGGGACGAGCCCCGGGTTGTCCGCGCATACTGGGACACTGTGCGGAACGATCCCTCCGAGTGGTCCAACGAGACCGTCCTGACCCTGGCCTGCGTCGCACCCTTCCTCGGGGTCATGCAGGACATGGTGGACTCGGGTTGGGGCGACTGAACGAAAAGGAAAAGGGAGGGTGAAGCATGCTCAGTGCTGAACTGATCGAACAGGAACCGACGGCACTCACTCCGCAGGACCTGACTCCGGACCTCGGCTGCTACGAAGCCGGATACGACCCGGCCCTGCTTGGCGGCAGCCACACGCTGGCGGACCTGGTCCGAGCTTCCCGGAATGGGGGGAACCCGCGATGCCGCGAGACCGGCCTCGTGGTCTCTTGCGACTGCTCTCGCTGGTGGGGTACCCGAGGTGCCCGCGTCTGGCTCCCGTGCTGCGGCAAGGAGCGCCGCAGGGTGCAGAACCGTCAGGTGCTCGTCTGTCCAGAATGCCGAGTCCAGTGGCGCTACCACTATCTCGACACCGGGGATCACGTCTTCGTGTCTCTCGGGGTCAAGGCCAAGAAGACCAAGAAGGTCAGGATCCCGAGGTCGCGCCGATGAACGATCCGCAGCATCTCCTCGACTGGCTGCTTGCAACCATCCGAGAACGGGAAGAGGCCGCAACGGCTGCGGCTCGACACTATGGCGGACGATGGGTGCGGGGAATCCCGGAGCGTCACAAGGACCCTGGTCTTCGCTACGGATGGGACGAGGACTGGGTGCATCTGTCCGAGACGGATCCCCACCTCGGCTACCAGTGCTTCAGCGACGAGATTGCCGTACTGACGGTTCTTCACGACTCCGAGTCGGTTCTGCGTCGCTGCAAGTCCGACCGGAAGCTCCTCGAACTCCACGGAGGTCGAGGACACGGATGTCCCACCTACGACTACGACGGGGACCTGGACGAATTCGCCCGGTTCTACAACCATGAAGTCTGTCCAGTGATCAGCTCCCTCGCGGAGTCATATGGCTGGCGGGAAGGAGAGGGGGAGACGTGAACGACGACGACCTGTGCACTTCGGAATACCCCGGCGACAGCAACTTCGCCGGACATCTCTGCAACCTGAAGGACAAGCACGAGGGCAACCATCTGGCACGTGGCATGGTCGGCCCCGGCTGGCGAATGGTCCTCGTCTGGACGCAGGACGGCAAGATCCTCCCGTACGTCATGGAGAACACGGACGGAGCGAACCATGACCTCCTCCCCTGAGAGGCGCACTCGCTGGCCTGCCGCCTTGCACCTTCAGCAGGCCGCAGATCGCGCCCGGGAGACCCTGCCGGAGTTCGAGACCAGTACGGGGGCTCTTGTTCAGCCGATCGCCGACTGGTTCGACAGAATGGCCAACAACCTCGCGGCGTGGGCCCCGTACCGCGACCACGAGGGCGGCTACAAATATTGGCAGATGGCGACACGGATGGCCCATGCCGCCCTCGATCTGGAAGTCGAGGCTGACGTCTGTTCGGTCTGCCACACGCATACCTGGCCGGGCCCCCCGTCTCCCCTAAAAGAGGAGTCACGGTGAACCATCCCGACGTTGCCGTTGTCGACTGCCACAGCATCGAACTCGACAACGGCGAGAACCTCCGCCATCTCGGCGAAGGGAACTACCTGGAGCTGGACAAACACGTGGCAGGTCTCCGGCCCGGTACGTGGCTCGTCACCGGCTACCTGGGTGAGTACAAGGACCAGGCGACCCTCCGCCGACTCACTCACGAGGAGATCGAAGCGGCTTGGCGCAGCGTTGCCCCGTTCGTCGCCATCCTCGAAGAACACCTGTCGGACCTGGCAACGCCGGAGTCGGGATGAGTCGTTGCACCTGCGGTCAAATCGCCCTCGGGGCGATCGCGATTGACGTCCACAATTGGGATCCAAGCTGTGTCGAACACGGAATCGCTTCGACCTGGTGGAACTCGACAGATCAGCAATCTGCGCGTGCGATCAGGCGTGAACAGTCGATCGATCTTCAGCGTCGTGCACGAGACGTCCGCAGATCAGCTACGTGGGCGAGAGTATCGGCCAGTCATGAAACGCAGGAACCTGCGGAAAGGGAGAAGAGGGCGTGACAGAAAAGACAGGCAAGCGCGACAGGAGCCCGGCGGACACCCTGGCGGACGCAGCCAAGTTCTTGCGGGAAATGAGGATGATCTCCAGCGCGTTCACCACCAACAGCTCGACAGCTCGTTACCTGTCCGCGCGAAAGGCCGTTGCTCTCGTTCTCCAGAGCGCGGCAGACGCCTGGGCCGAAGACCCCGACAACCACCCGGCAAACGACCATGAGGGGGATCTGCTGGCCCTTGCCGAAGACCTGATCAGGGAGGACGGGTGAACCCCACCGACGAGCTTCAGAAAGCCGCTGCCAAGCTCCGCAAGCTGGCAGAAGAAGCAACCTCCGGTTCCTGGCGACGCATCGGCAAGGGCTATCCCCACATCCTCGCGCAAGGAGAAGGGGGGCAGTACGTCGAGGAATCGGAAGGGTTGATCTCCACCAACCTCTCGGGAAACCCCGACGCCGACGCCCTGTACATCGAGGTCATGCAGCCGCGTGCCGGTCTCTCTCTAGCGACATGGCTCGACGTGGAGGCCGCTACATGGGCCGGGGATGAGGTGCACTACGCCTGCAAGCCTGGCACTTGCACTCAGGAAGCCGCGCTCGACTTCGCGCGCATGATCAACGGAGGAGAAGAGTGACCCCCGTCGAGACACTGCGGTCAGCAGCCGACCGCCTGGAGTCTCTTGCCAAAGCGGCGCAGAAGGATCTGGAGACCGACGACTTCTGGGCGTGCTACAACCCGGCCACCGCCTGGCGGGACGGCATGACCAATGGCATGGGGGGTGTCACGGGAGATCTGGCCGGGGCGATACCTCCCGCAGCCGTCGCCCATCTGGTGCACTGGCTGCGAGCGGAAGCCAGACAGCCCAGCGCCAGCCCGTACGCTCTGGCCTTCGCCAGCCGGATCCACGGAACCTGAACACGAATAAGGGCGGCCTCCGAGTGGAGGGAGGCCGCCCTTGCGTTTCACGGAAAACCCGGCTTGAGCCACTTTCGTGGATGCCGATCTACTGGGCCTGGGCCGTTCAGTCGGCAGACGGACTTTCCTGGGAACTACCGTAACACGACTGGGAGTTTATTCGGTACAAGTTTTCACCACTTGCGGGGATCGCACGACCTGCCGAGCTTGTTCCAGGCGTCGTCGAACCACGTGTTGGCCTGATCGAACCACAGGTGGTCGTACCTCTCCCGCTGGGGGTCCCTGGAGAACTGCCTGTCGTTCCGAGGGTGATGGAACAACACGAGACCCGATCCCGTCGATTCGTCCGGTTGGACCGGGTGATAACCGAAGAAGACGTCCTCTTTGTTGACAATGCCGAGCATGAAGAACTGGGTTCCGTCGTGCACTCGCACCTGGGCACCCCCGTCCCGGATCAGCCCAAGCGTCTTCAGGTTGTCGACGAAGGTGACGATGCCGCGAAGGCTCTCCTCCACGTCGAACAGGGTCGACTCCGGCACGAGGATACGGATGAGAATGTTCTCCGGGGTGAACCGTCCAGAGCGGACTCCCTCGAAAGGTTCTCGAAGAGCTTTGCGGAGCACCTCGGTGGAAGGGCCCGCGAAGTCGATCAGCACGTTCGCGCGGGAGAAGGCCGCCTGGATGCAGGGCTGGAACCCCTCGGCAACCCCGGATTCCTCTCGGACGAAAGATCCACTGCCTTGGATCGAGTAGATCAAGTCCTGATCTTCGAGGACTCGAAGGGCTCGCTGGACCGTTGCCCGCGCGAAACCGTAGTGATTCGTCAGTTCCGACTGAGAAGGGAGCTTCCCTCCGGGTGCGATTTTCTTGGTGAGAATGGCCGCTCGTAGGCCATGGAGCACTTGCTCGTATGGCGCGCGGCTGTCGTCGGGATCCCGAGGTGCAAGGGGAGAAGTCATACCTCGGGATCCTAGACATGCTTGGCTAGCCTGGCCAGCCAGGTCGAGTCACCCTTCGCGCTCCGGCCAATGCCAGGTCCCACCTCGACGATCTTTTGGTGCCTGTGAGCAGGTCTTTCCCCCGAGGGCCTCGTACTGGAAACACCCCCCTACCGCCAGCGGATGAAGGAAGTCGCCGGTCGGATTGAATACATGCAGACCCACTTGCATCGGCTCTTCGGGGTTGACCTCGGTCACGATTGCCGACCGACACGTCGCCACATACGCCTGAGTTCCATCTTCCCGGACAGGCGTGCCATGGGAAACGTAGTGAACTATGCGCCCAATGCTCGGATTCACCAGTTCAGCTCCTTTGCGTCAGCTAGCCAGCTTACGCGGTGGCTGAACTCGAAGAACCTCCCACAAAGGACTCTGTCCGGCCGCCCACATTGCCAGGGCATTCCGATCCACCACATAGAGTCCGTGCGTCTGAGCGAACGTCCAGGCAGGTTTCGTGACCCGGCCGTTCGTCAACATCACCGGGATGTCCGCGCCGTGCACGGGTCGAGCGGTTCCGTTCAGGGTCTGCATGTCGTGACCACCCACGGGGGAGCCCTGGGCCCCCTGCCGACGGTGCTTGCACTGGATCACCCACCGACGACCGAACGGATCCGTGGCGATCACGTCGGCACCCTGATCTCCAGCGCCACCCACCCGTCGGGCATCCCGGCAGCCGTCTCGGAACATCAGATCCCGGACGGCATCCTCGAACTGACTGTGATGCAGGGAGTCCATCATTGTCAGCTCGTAGCGCAGGCCGCGCGCACGGACGCGGTCCCACTCCCTCTGCTGGTGTCGCAAATACCAGCGGGCCCCAACCACCCCGCCACCCACAAGCAAGGCGACGAGAATGATCCAGGGGCGCTCTGCGATCCACCGCAGAATCGCGATGACGACCACGACCCCCAGAACGAGAAGGGCTACGGCTCCGGAGTCGAACTGACCGGACTTGCGGCCCCGCCTGCGCTTCCTCTTCGTCACCGTCCACCTCCCGAGAGATCCACCGGATAGGAGACCTTCGGCATCGGGGGCGACGAGGGAAAGTTCTCCAGCTTGACCGGATAGACGGTCTGACCCCGAGGGGTGTTCGCCCTCCCGGGGCTGACACTGCTCATCCCGATCACCAGCAGACCGATCGAGACGAAGATAGCCGCCTGTCGTTTACCTCCGGGCCAGTCGCGACTGTACGCGGCGACCTTCGTCCCACTGGCTTTGATGTGCGCCTTGACGCTTACCATCGGACCCCCCAGACCCGAGTTGAACAGAATGGCAACGTTGAGTATCTCAGCAGTTCTTACGCAAGAACAGCGGAATCTGGGGGTCCGAAGGTCTACTTCACTTCTTGCACCAAAATATCCCGATTCGTCCAGGACGTCTTACGCTGAAGGAGACGGAACTCGGTGCCGGACTTCCGAAGCTGGGGGAGCAGCAGCACGCCCTTCCTGACCTCTTCGTCGTCCTCGTTCATGTCGTCCGCGAGGAGCAGCGCCGGACGTGCAGCCAGCTTCAGCGCCAGCCGGTAGTCCTCCAGGACGACGTCGGCATCGTTCGCTCCGTCCAGGTAGAGGATGTCGAACTCGGCCTCCTGGGCGATCAAGTCCAGCATCCTGCTGTGCGAGTCCCCCTGGAGGAGGGTGCACGTGGAGATGCAGGACTTGCCGCGCTCCTCCATCACGCGCTGGGCGACCGAGGTGTCCAGGTCGATGCCGGTGTAGGTGCCGCCGTACTCCATGGCCAGCGTCATCAGCGCCGGAGTGGAGTGACCGTCCCCGTCCGCGTACTCGACGCGGGCGTCACGGATGACGCCGACTTCGAGAATTCGGGGCGAGGACTTGCCGGTGCGCCGGAGGAATTCCGGAATCTCCGTGCGGAATATGTCTTCGATCGTGGTCACGGAAAAAGAGTACTTCTTACTCGACTACCTCACCCTCAATGATGGGGCGAAGCTCCACCGGTCCGGCCCCTCCACCCATGGCGACAAGAGCGGCCGAGTTCTGTGCGATGGCATCAGCGGCCATGGCCGGGAAAGTCTGATTCCACATCTCCTCGACCGAGTCCCGGGCCTCGTCCGGAATGATTTCGATGATCTTCTCCAGCATCCCGACCCGGATCACGTCGATACAGGTGGTCACAAGCTGGGTCTGCGCCTGGGTCAACCGAACCTGTTCATCGCGCAGACGGTCCTTCTTCAAGTCCATCAGTTCAGTGATCTCACGGACTGTGTCGATCAAGTTCTTGACGTTGCGTCCCTGGGTGAGAAGGTCACCCGCCATCACCTGATTCCAGAGCGCGGTGATGACGTGCTCCAGACGTCGGAGCTGAAGCATGCGCATCTGAACGACGGACATGGACGTCGCCTGCTGCTCCAGGTACGCCGTCATCCGCTCGTGGACGGCCTCGATCTCCATGCCGACACGGGCGGAGATCTGCGCCAGCGTCATGCCCTGAGCGGCGTAGTCCACCATGACTTCGGCGAGAGAGTCATGCGCCATGAAGGATCCTTTCCGTCTGACGAAGTACTTCTATTGTCAGACTCCTTGTCGTATGCTTGATGGACGGAAAGACTTCAGGAGGAGAAAACGTGAGCAACAGCAAGCCCGGTCTCCACCGAGCGACCGTCAACTTCTCATCCCGTTCCTGGCAGGCAGTCGAGCACGCCATGGAACTGCGAGGAGACAGCCAGACCGAGGTCCTCAACTTGGCAGCACGGGTTCTCGACCACATCGAGACCCAGCAGCACACCCGAGGCAAGGTCCTCTTCTGGGGTGATCCGGACGGAAGCAACCTGGAGCGTCTTCACATTCTGTGAAAGACGGTCGGCTACCGGACACTACGCTTCCGAGGGATCGACGAGGACTCCCTGTCCTCGCGTCCCCGTCGATCCCTCTTCACCACCTGGATGCCATTCTGATAGATCGGGTGGTTGATGCCGTCCAGCAGGCGTTCGTACCAGTCGGCGACCATGTCGTTGTCCAGGTCCACCCGGATGACCAGTTCCTGCATGTCGCTCACTTCTCCGTTTCGTCGACGGACTTCAGGGCCTCTGGGGTCGTATCCCTCAGCGCGTCGCACATGCCGCAGGAGTAGGGGAGGTCCGTTCGGCCCTGAACCAGGCATTCCTCCAGGTGTCGCTGACGGACGAGAGTCAGAGTTCCCTCGGCCAAGCGGGCTCGCGACAGGAACTGATCTCGCTCCGCACGGGCGATGTCCCGCTGGGCGAACACCCCGACCCCCCGACCCGCCTCGTCACCAGCGATTTCCACCGGCACGTATGCAAGTCCGAGGCGCACTGCGATACGAAGTCGGTGATGGCCATCCCACAGTCGACCGTCCGACCCGATCAACACCGGCATGGTGATGCCGTTCTCCCGGATTCGTCGCTCCAGGGCGTCCAGATATCCGGTCTGGGCGTGACGGCGGTCGAGATCGGCCCACTCCTCGGCCCACGACCAGTCCCGGGATCCGCACCGGACTTCGGAGAGGACTCGGTCCAGCGGCCATACTTCGAGGCGTACGTTGGAAGATTTCTCGGAGTCTTCCGCTCGCCACTTTCGCAGGTTCTTGGCGTAGACCACTCCGTACGCCAACGCCGAGGCGATGAATCCGTACTGCTCGGTAGTCAGCGCGTAGGCCATCCACAGGGCCTGCGCTCCTAAGCCGACCGCCCAGCCCAGACGGTTCCGGCGACCTGCCAGGTACAGCCCGAAAACCCCCACTGCCGTGAGGAGCCAGCTCCAGAACTGCATCAGAAGGTGACACCTACCTCGGCCCAGGCATCCTTCACAGCCGGACCCATGTGGCCGCCGCCCGAGTGGTACCAGGTGCGGTATGCCATGTCGCGGAACGAGGCGTACGGGGTCATGTCGGCGAGAGCCTTCCGCCACATGGCCAGGGGGCGACCCCACGATTCTTCCCCGGTCGTCTCGCACAGCAGGGCGAAGGCCCGGTTCGGGATTCCGGAGTTGATGTGCACACCGCCGTCGTCGAAGGAGCCTTCGACGTAGTCCCTCATGTGTGCGGGCTGGGGGTCCTTGCCCATCGTGGGAGAGTCGTAGGCGGTACCGGGGTTCAGCATGTCCCGGACGCAGGTCGTTCCGTCGAGGAAGACTTCCTGTCCCATCTTCCAGTCGTGCGGGTTGCCGGAGAACTTCTGCTGGAGGCACACACCGAATACATCTGAGACGTGCTCGTTCAGCGCGCCGGACTGGGCTCGGTAGACCAGGTTCGGGCCGCGCGATACCAGGAAGTGTCCGAACTCGTGGGCGTAGACGTCCCGGGACTTGGTGAAATCACCGTAGATCTTGCCGTCCCCGGTGCCGAACACCAGGTAGGTGCCATCGAAGAAGGCGTTGGCGTAGTTCCTGCCGTAGTTGATGACGGCGTCGGGGCAGTCTTCGATTCCGAAGAGTTCCCAGGCTTCCTGCGAGTATTGCTCCAGACGCTCGGCCGCCTCGTCGGGAGAGTCCGCGCTCACCGGAACTCCGGGGAGTTTCGTCCGCCCGCGCGCATCGAAAATGTGAGTCGGTCCGTCGACAGAAGGATCCTCGGCTCGCCAGGTTCGAGGCTTGATGTGTTCCGGCTTTCCGCCAAGGTGAGGCGGTATGAAAAAGCAGGTCATGCGAGGAGTTTACGAGTCTCGTGCAAAGAATGGTGAGTAAGGTCAACATGCCTTACCTGCTTGAGAGTTGCTCCCGAACCACGATAGACTTCAGATACGGAGAGGGGGAGAAGTGAGCAAGAGAGGTCCGAACGGCGGCAAGCCGCAGTTCTTTCAGCCAGGAAGCGTCTTCGTTTCCTGGGTCATACGCGTCGGGCTTTTCGTGACGGCTCTCACTTGCATCCCCTTCTATCTCAGTTTCGAGGGCCCTCGGCAAACACTCGCTCCGGACTACGCGGCAACCGATCGCGCGATGCTGGTGTACCACTCGGGCGGTGAAGTCGATAAGTCGATCGAGCGTTCCGTCGAAGTGATCCTCTACAACGACACCTCGACCGCTTCAATTGCGGCGGGCGTCGAACCCATGGAGCGGCACACCGTGAAGATCGCCGCGAAGTGCATGGACGAGAACACCGTGATGCTCACAATCAGCTCGGACACTCTTGACCGCTGGATCACGCTCGACGTGCAGGGTGTTCACGCCGAGGCTTCCGAGAGGATCGAGGCCAGTGGCGAAGGGTCATACGAAGTGGACATGACAACCTGCTCTCCTTCGGATCTGACCTTCATCCAGCAGGCACCCTGAACACCCCGCAAGCTCACTCTGGAGAACCTGATGAACGACTTCGAGTGCCATCCGCAGTTCGGGTACACCCCGGTCACCTTCGAGGCACAAGGCTTCAGGGCGGTTCGATGGTTCGGGGAGGAGAACTGCAAGTACGTCTTCGCCTTCCTCGGCTTCGAGCACCCGGACGACGAGCTGGACCACAGCCAAATCCACTTCAACTCCACCGACTCGCGCTCCGGAACCGTGACGGCCTACCCGGGGAACTGGATCGTGCGGGACGGCGCGGGTCTCCACCGTTACACCCATGAGGACTTTCTCAAGAAGGCCGGGATGGCAGATCGTGCCTGAGGTTCCCGACCCGTACGACGACAGCCGACTGGACGAGATGCTTCTCCGTCAGGAGAGGCCGAAGATCACGGGCGACGTCAGCGAAGCCCGGGTGGAGATGGAGAGGCTGGTTGTTCTCGGGCTCCTGAAGAGCATGTCTCCCCCTGAGGCCCGGGTGTGTGCGAAGGCGCTGGTCGGACAGTTCGAATACCGGGTCCGTCAGGACGCCGAGAAGAAGGCGTTGGCGGAGATTCGCGAAGAACTCCGCGAGTGCGGCATCGAGTCGGCGTTCTTCCCGAGAAGGCTCACCTACACCGTGGTCGCACGGCGTACGGGGAACTGGTTCGCTCTTGAGGTGCCCGACCTTCCTGGCGTCTTCAGTCAGGTGAGGGAGATCGAACGGGCCAGCGGGGCTGCACGTCAAGCCATCTCCGCGATGCTTGACGTGGACGTGGACGAGATCCGCGTCAAGGTCCAGCTCGCAAATTCCGAAGATGCGAGTGCCGAAGACTGCGACGAAAGTACACAGACAGGCTGACATGCCACACGGAAAGGAGACGGGATGATGGATGGGATCAATCAGAGTGTCTTCTGGGAAGACTTCGCGGAGGACTTGCAGGAACCGGAAGTCCGCCGCATGTACGTATCGGAGTCCATCCGCATCGCCGCCATCGACCAGGCAGTCAACGCCTCCGGCGGGGAGAACGGCAGTGGCTCGTCGAGGGTTGGTGACGCAGATCGATGAAAAACCCCTGCATATTCTGCGAAATCGTCGCAGGCCGGGCTCCGGCCACCTTTGTGCAGAAGTGGGACGACGCCATCGCGATCGTTCCGCTGCACCCGGTTGTCGAGGGGCACACTCTCGTCATCCCGCGAGACCATGTCCAGGACTTCGGAACGGACCCCGACGTCTCCGCCCTGACGATGTACAGGGCTTCGGAGCTGGCGCAGGGCCCACAGCCGATGAACGTCATCACCTCCCGAGGGCGGGAGGCCACGCAGTCTGTCTTCCACCTGCATCTCCACCTCGTTCCGCGAACAGAGAACGACGGCCTCGCCCTGCCCTGGTTCAGTGGACGCCGGAAGAAAGGGAACCCTCATGTCTGATCTGCATCTCGTCATCAGCCGACCCGCACCGGGGGAGTGGCTGGGGCGCATGGACATCGTCGAGGCCCTGGAGGCGGCAGGCTGGCGGGGCGACGAAGACATGCCCCTCAGCGTCCTGCGTCACCCGTCCGGAGCGATCTGGGGTGTAACCGACTCCGGTGACTCCGGGCTCGACTGTCCGAACGGCGCGGTCGTCAGTTTCCCGGCCGATACGCCTTCGATCGTGGTCATCGCGGCATGCCTGGCGTCGGTCGACGTCGCCTGATCAGAACAGAGTCGGCTGCTGAGGGTCGCTGGGGCGGAACAGGGCCTCGGCGACCCTCACGTGCTGCATGGACCCGGAGCACAGCTTGAGGTCCAATCGCTTCTTCTTGTGGTCGGCCACGCTGACCACTCCCGGACGCTTCGTCGGAGTTCCGCTCACACCCCGCTTGCATCCCGGGCAGACGACACGCGGATTCTTCGCCATTGCCACAGTCTGCACCCTCCCCGAATGGCCCATCCAGGCTGATTGCAGCCAAGTTGCCGGTCAACACCGGTATCGGCAAGTCTACTTCAGCCGGGAAACGCGAAGCCCCGCCGCTAGGATCTCCCCCAGCGGCGGGGCTTTGTCAGGCAACGGGGCCCGATGCGTTGATCGCGCGAAGTTACCGTACCCCAAGCTCCCAGCGGACCTGGGCCCAGTCCACCTGGTCGAATGCCTCAGGTGTGAACCTCTGCTGCAAGTCGTAGAGGCTCGGGATCGCCGACCCCGGGACGTCGTTGGACGAGTGGGCCAGTCCGCACTGGTTGAGACGACAGCGCATCCACTCGGCCAACGTGACCTGCGACTCCTCCTCCCGCTGCACAACACAGCGAGCGACAGCAGCCACCTCCACGTCGTGCAGGAGCCAGGCGATCACTTGTGCGGTCGGTTCGTTCTGCATTTCAGGCATCTCGTTTCCCCCCCCCCTTCCGACGTGTCTACTCGGGCTGCGACAGGACCCGGAAGGAGCGACGACGCACACCCGTCACCCATCCGGAGCTGTTGAACTTCACAGGCTCGTTCGATCGGTGCACGGTGTACGCGACCCCGTCCGGGTAGTTCTCCTCCGGATCTGGCGTGCCGGGGCGCGGCTCCCCGTGCTGCATCACCTTGTACTCCGCGTCCCGGTAACGAACGATCGCGCCCACGGGCACAGGGGTGTCGCCTGGCGTGTAGTCGGTCTGATCCTCGTTGCTCATCTTGATCCCCCTACAGGACTTCGGTCTCGACGAGATGCGGCTCGTGCGGAAGGGCAACCACGATCCAGTCACCTTCGAGGTTGACGTTCTGGAAGTAGGACTGCTGCCCATCCCGAATGCCTCGGGCAACGAGCTTGCGCTGGATCTCCTCGAAGGAGCCGCCCGTCGTCCCGCGTCGGGTCTTCTTACCAGGCACCCAGCCGCGCTGGACGTGGTAGATGTCCCAACGCAGATCTCGGGTGGGGGCGGACTTCATGTTCCAGACCTCGACGACTCCCGGCCCGAACTCCGCCACCAGAGCCCTCTTCAGGCGCTCCTCGGCATCCTTCGGGTCGAGCCCGGGGAAGAATAGCGAGCTGGAGACCCGAGATCCGGCGACCGGCATCAGGAACCTCTCCTCACCGAGCGGGTCTTCCTCGAAGACCTTGTCGGCGTTCACCAGGTATGAGGCTCCGAAGTCGGAGAGGATGCGAACCTGCGGGTCGTTCTCCCGGGTGAGGTACGTGCCGCTCTTCCCGATCCGGGCGGGGACGAGGAACTCCGGGTCGAGCACCCGGTGGTCCGGAACGAGGACGCGATCCCCCTCGGAAAGAGACCGGACCTGCTCCAAGGTCAGCGGGGTGACGCGCACCTTCTCGGCCTGGACCGGCATCGACTCGGCCGTGCGGGCGTTGTCACTGTCAGCCATTTTTCCTCCTGTGTGGAACTGGGGGCTTCCCGGTTCCCTCGCGGATGGTGCGGCCGGGGGTTTCCCGGACGCTATGGATGAGCCCGGAAGCCGACCCTGTCAGGTGGGACAACTTCCGGGCTCGAAACCAACATAGCATGGCCTAGGCCGTGCCGGGAATTCCGGATCTCAGTTGGTCTGGTAGTTCGGCAGGTGCGGTCCGATGTGTCCGATGTAGATCAGGCCGGTCTCGCCGCTGGTGTCGTCGTGGAAGTGCATCCGAGGGGCCGGAGGCTTACCGGACCCGATCCGGATGTGTGCCTCCATGAGCACAGTGCCCGACGGGTCCACCTCCAGTGGAACGGGAAAGACGCGGGCGGTGCGGAACTTGGTGTTCATCATGACGCCCTTCGACTCCACCGCCGAGTACCGCATCCGAGGGATCACGTGCTCGGCTTCAGGGTCCTGAAGGTAGGCCGCGAAGTGGGGAACCTCGCCCGCGCCCCGCTTGTCCTTCATTCCGGCGTACTCGTCCAGAGCAAGCAGCGACTCCCAGGTGCGCCGGACCCAGGTCCTCTCCTGGTCCTGGCCGCGCAGCTTGCCGATCCCGTCCTCGACGCGGCCGAGCCGAATACTCTTCAGTCTGTCCGCAGCGGACAGGAGTTCGTCCCAGGTGTCGGGCGTGAACTCCTCGGTCTTCGTCTCCATGAGGACGCTGCTGCCCAGCCGGGCCAGCTCCCTGCGCAGGGAGAGGTTCTCCCGTCGCGCTGCGAGCAGCTCACGATGCTGCTCGTCGAGCAGATCCTCCGCCAGCTCCGCGCCCTCCTGTGCCTCCTGGAGAGCCTCGGACAGCCGTTGTGCCTCCCGAGCCGCACGATCACCATCCAGGCGCTCCTGAAGCTGCTGAACGTCCTTCAGGAGCTTGGTGTGATGCTCCTTGGCCTCGCGCTCCCTGTCCAGAGCCTCGTCAAGAAGCCCTCGCATGGTGTCCCGCTCCTGCTCGAACAAGGTGACCGAGGTCTTCAGGTCGTTGACCTGAGTCTTGAGGTCTTCCACCTCGGCCCGGGAGGCCCGGAGGTCTTCGGCGTTCTTCTTCGCACGCTCTTCCTCGGTGAGAAGCGTCCAGTGCTGGTTTATATCCCGCACGTCCGAGGGGTCGATCGCCATCACCTGCTCGTTGAACATGTCCGTGAGTACGGACGCGAGTTCCCGGACATCTCCGCCCTTGCTGAAGGGCATGTCCCGGGAAAAAGACAGATGGCTTTTCTCGATCCCTCTCCTGCGCCAGCTTGCAAGAAGAACCGCAGTGCCACATTCCGGGAGATGCGTACCGAACCGGGGGAGGATTTTCTTGTTGAGGATGTCCCGAGCCCCGTCGTCGACGGCCCGGATATCAAAGACCCGGCCGTACATGCTGTTCGGCAGACGCGGAATGAGGGGGTGAAGCTGAGGCCCTCTCCTCATGGCAGCGTGCAGATCATCCAGATCCATGGGGTCATGAGTGATCACAGCGACGCCCCACTGCATCTCCGACAGTGCCTGGACGACGCTATGGAAAGGGGAGATCGTCAGGCTGTGAATCAGGTTCGGGGTCATGTAGTTGAGCTTCAGGTACCCGGGCTTGTGCTTACCCCCCAGGAAGAAGCTCAGCGGAGATGGCCAGTGCGGGTTCCAGGGCCGATCCGCCTTCGCGTAGACCTGGAAGATCCCCTTCAAGGGGTTCGCCGTCGCGTCGTACTCCTCGGGCTCGATGTCCGGCCTCGGCTCTGCGAGCTGGTGGAGCGCCCCGAAGCGTCCACGGATGGTGGCCCCATCCTCGGTCGTCCAGAGGGCGTCGTAGTTCCACCACTGACCCTCGCGGGCCTCGGACCGGGGGCCGTGCTGGAGAACTCGGACGTCACGTTCCAGACGTTCAGCCATCCAGGAGATCTCCGGCATGACGTCCAACGTGCCGATCGTGCCCCAATGGTTGGGCTGTACCTCGACCTTGCTCTTCAACTTCCTCAACTCCTTTCGGGGACCATCCTCTCATCCCCGCCACCCGGACGGGCCAGCACCGGGTAGTGAGCTGTGACCTTCTCTCGAACAAAGGTTCGGCCCACGTGTAGGCTCAGCGCGAGATTTTTTCGCCGGACGGAGTTCGGGGCTCGACCCTCTCCTGGGGTCTTCTGGAGGAAGTTGCCCACGGAGCCCACGTGTAGACGGACACACGCCTGTAACCAGGACCCAATTTCTAAACTCTCGCGCAAAACTGGTTTTCTCATACACGCATCCTTTTTCCTTTCCTTCTCGCGCGCCGCTCGCTTTTCTCTCTCGCTCCCTTTCTCGCTCACTTTTCTTTCTCTCTCACTCTCACATTGTCTGTGCTTATTCCTTTTCATTCTCTCTCGTGTGCCTGCCTATCTCTCGTGTGCTTATCCCTGTCGAATGCCTAGGCATATCCCTTTGCCTTCCTGCTGGCACCCTTCCTCTCTTTCTCCCGTGTCCTTTCCTGTCTATTGCTCATCCATTGCTCACCCTTTCTGAGTGGAGAAAAACACGAGAGAGATACGAATAGGGGCACGCCTATTCGCTTTCGATTGCCGCGCCCCTGCCCGCCCCTTTCCCCTTCCATATTCCTCACGTATTGCTAGGCATGGTGGAGTGATACGGGTAGGGAAAGAGGCACGAGAAACCGACGTGTACCGATATCCGATAGGGCGCGCCCATTCCTTTCACGTCGTCGCTCCCTTTCCTCCCCGTTCCTCTCTCTCGTGTCCTTTCCTTTCGTCGTCCCTTCTCCCTCCCTTTGCCGCGTCTCCTTTCCTCTCATGTCCCCTGCCCTTTCCTTTCGTTCCTCCCTGCCTTTTCTGGGGTGCCGAAATACCGGTGAGAGGAACACGCGTGTTTGCGCTGCATTCCTAACGGGCGTGCTCCGATGTTTCGCCTAAAGGCATGATCATCCTTGGGCCTAGGGCTTGCTACAGAGAGCAATACAAAGAATCCCTGTACGCCTCCCTGCCCGCTCCACTCCCCGCCTAGGTCGAATGGCGCGCCCCGTGACCTATCCGTCCGCCCCTGCCC